CACTTACAAATCAGGGCCAATGTACAACATTTATTGTGGGAGAAGTGGGTGCTTGGTGGGTAATGTCAGATTATATCCCTGCTACACCTCCGCCAGATTAGCTATTCATGAGGAATAAATGATAGATGCAAACCTTTTAAATGAAATGATCCAAGAGTGCGAATTAATGATCAATATTCTTAACAAACGGCTTTTGGTGTTGAAGCAATTGGGTGGTACCGTTTCAACTCAAGGCTTAAACCACATTTTACCAGGCTCGTCAATGTTAGAGGAAATGGAAAAACATAAGCAAGAAGCGATGAATGAATTGCGAAAAAAACATATGGAAATGAGAGAACAAATAATGCAAACAATACAGACAATGCCTGCTCGTCCCAATGTGGGTTTCCACAACCCTATGGAAAATGAACAATTTCAAAAAATGTTTAACAAAGGTGGTTCAAAATGAAGGTAGTAGAAAATGCAGTAAATGCACCCAATACCAATAGAAAATGGCATTTAGCATTGCTCGTTGTTATTATAGCAACAATTGGACTATTTGCGCCACCACTGCTGAGCGTCTGGCTATTCGGGGCAAAGCAGCCACTCACTATTCTAAGTGGAACCGAATTCGTTTCAATTGTGACCTTGGTTGTTAGTTGTTATTTCGGTGCCAATGTGTGGCAGAGACATGTCGAAACAAAAAATCTTACTGCCGCTCAGCAGATGGAAGAAGCTACCGCTACACCAGTAGATGACGAATCCGACGATTTTAGTAAAGAGGCATAATGACTATAGATACGATTGAATGTTCTGAATGTCATAAGAATAAAAAGCCCTATTTAAAAGGACTTTGCAAGACATGCTATGAACGCAAGGGAAGACATGCAAGAAACAATCTTGATGTTTGTGTTCGATGTGGTAAGCGCAAAGTTCTAAGTGAGGGTATGTGTAGAAAATGTACTGACGGAACAATCACTTTAATAATATGTATCATTTGTGAAAAACAAATGCCATATTTTGCCAAAAATATGTGTAAAAAATGTTACTATAGAAAATGGGAAGGCAAACGTCAGAAGGTTTTATGTGACTATTGTGATCGCTTGCGTATTATACATTCTCACGATTCTGAGGGTTTGTCTTTATGTCTCACTTGTTACAAAGCCACAAGAAAAGATACTTGTGCTAGATGTGGCCAAGTAGCGCAAGTGGCAAAGAGACAATCGGACGGTTCTATGCTGTGCTGGCGCTGCTATGGAGATGACAGACCAAAAGCATTATGTGGTATTTGCGGGAAACTCACAAATTTGGCTATTTCGAGCCCTCCCATATGCTATGAATGTTATACTCTCGAATACAATCAAAAACCTGAGACTGTCGCGCGTAAAGCAGTTTTTCTTGCTAGAAGGCGAACTATCGAATCTGAAAGTAATTTTACCAGCAAGGATTGGCTTAATTTAATGCAATTATGGAATTGGAAATGTGCATATTGTGGGATTAAGTTGGGGCGCGGGAATCGTTCTACAGATCATATAATACCAATTAGTAGAGGTGGAGAAAATAAACAAGATAACATTGTTCCGTGTTGTCAAAGTTGTAATTCTCGAAAAAATGATCGTCTGTTGTCGGAGTGGTTGAAACCAGATGTTTATGCCCAAGTTATTCTGCGTATGGCAAATGTTGCTGGAGGTAAAAATAATGACTGATAGTAGATATCCTAATCAGCTCGACGACGATGTCGTCCTACCAAGGGTAGATAATAATATCAGCGAAATTGGCGGAGACGCTATTAACGGCCTGCGTTCTGCTGTGTTCGCCATTGAGGCGTGCCTTGGCATTGACCCACAGGGCACTACGGCGGATCTCGCCACTAGGCTAGATGAATCCCTCAACCCTGATGGTTCCATCAGGGCGTCTGCCCTGTCGTCTGTGGGTCTGGCAATTGTGAACAGTATGGTAGCGAACAACGCTGGCATCAAAGAGGCCAAGTTAGATATGAACTACCCAACAGTCGATCTCAAGACATGGATCGATTCGTTATGGGTGTTTGTGTATGCTCTGAGCGATGCTGTTAACCAGGATATTCATAATCTGACGCAACATGTAGCGCATCCAAGCGCTTATGGCAGGCACCGTACTAGCGACATCGACGGATACTATGGGCATTACGCAAGTTATAATCTCCAAGGTATCGTTACTGACCTATACAACAGGATTACCACACATGTTGGTATGGTTGTTGGGGCGCATGCTGCTACCGCCATATCTTTTGATGATCATGATGTGGATTTCGATGCTGTAAATGTGCAGACGGCATTGGAAGAACTTAATGAGCTGCATATGGCAACAGTAAGGGCACATCAGGACAACCTGCATAGCAACGGCATCCTAAAGACGCAAGAGGCGTTCTATGGGGTGACAAACCACTCTTATACCATTGTGGGCCCATTAGCTGTCACCGCATCTGCTGGTTCGAGTCTGATTGTATTTCCGACACTTCCTGCCGCTTTAGCGCAAGTGTCTCGAGATGACAGGATAGATGTGACCGTTAGTTCCAGAATATATAGATTCTATGTCGCAAGTGTCGATCCAACTACGGGAATTGTAAATTTTTGGGGAACATTACCAGTTAGTGGAGTTGGCCAAGCAATTATCTATAAAACAAGTGAAGAGTTAAGTGAACCATCGACACTAATGTTGGCAATCAGACAAGAAAGGCTTTCAGAAAGTCCGAGTAGGTCGATCATACAAATGATCCATCCAGGATCGCCCTATATTATTGGCAGCGGCTCTGACCTGAGAAAGTTATCGGCTAGCCAAGCGAATGTAAAGTTTAGCTGGTCGGGAGGTACAACCGCAACACTGAATATTTATACCGCAATGGGAAATTATCCGAGTCCTGGAACTTTGCCAAGTGCATGGACAGTAGAGAATCTGGCCATCGTATTGAATAGTGCATTTAAACAACTCTCACCACCACACCGATATCCGCTTGTGGCCTTTGCCTATCGTGGAGAGATAGGTATTGCTTTTGATGAGCCGACAGGATACATCCAAGCTTTGGCTTGTGCAAACAGTGCGTGGACAGCATTGGGGTTTACTGGCACTGAGACTGTATATAGCCTTGGCCCGAGACGATTTTATCTCGATGGTTATGAATTTTCATCGGTTAGACTCATAACGGATGCTAATGGTCAAACAGACGGCACAGATCACATCATAGATATAGACGAAGACCTGCCTGCCGAAGGCATCAAAGCTCCTGGTGTAATGAGGGTAAGCAGCTCAGTTCCAGCCGATAACGGCACATATGCATTCGATACCGTATTGACTCACATATTGGGAAGTGATGGCTATAATTTTACAGCAGGAGCTGATGCTAGTGTTAGAATTTATGCCGATACCTTTGTAGTAAGTACTATACAACACAGGACTCTTTATGAGCTGTTTGTCGATGGTTATAACAACTCGTCAGCTGAACTGCGTGGCGTGGAAAGGGTTATGTATCAAGATGGCCCGACGCCAGCTGGCAGTCCTGAGTCTTGGTTTGATATTGTGGATGTGTCTAGGACTTTTGCCGCGTGCGAAAGAAGAATCAACATCAAATCTAATGTTGCCACATTTGGCGAAAGTGGTTCTGGAAAATTAATTCTAAGTGGCACTGGTGGGCCCGCAGTCACCCTTCCAACTCCAACCAATCATAATGATGCGATTGGTTACAGGTTTAGATTATATGACGGCTCTGGTGTTGATTATGTAGAGTTGGAGGTAGCAGACGGCAGTTACATCGGTGCGCCAGAAGATGCTGTTGATGTGACCATATACGACAGGATTAGCGAAGAGCGTCATGTGGAAATTGGCGTGGTTCTACACGATACTGTTAAGTTTAAGCATCTTAGCGACCGCAGGTTGTTCGGGACTGTTGGCAGAAAGGATGTAAGGGAAGACTACACAAGAGACTATGTGACATATCCTACTTCGTTGCTTCGTGGTAATGGTGTCATATATGGTATGGATGTTCTTCATCGAACTCCTGTCGATGGTACTTCTCCAGTTGTAAATGTTGATGGTGGCCAAGTACTTGTAAATGGTATTATATATACAATGACAGCCAGGAGTCTGCAACTGCCAGTAGATAATATAGCAGACAAAGTATACAATTTGTTCGTGGATGATACTGGCACACTTAAACTGATGGAAGATAATGGACTCAATAGTGATATAGCTACACCATCCACATATGAGATCATTCAAAGTTATGATAAGGTGCTTATTGCCCGTATTATTTCAACAGCAAGTAATTGTGTCAAATTTAGAGGCGTCACTGATCTAAGAAGATTTGTAAACAATCTCGACAATAAGGCTGAACTCATCGTTGATGCTTATAATATGCTTGGGTCTTTTGCCAGCCTAAATACGGCCATAGATTACCTGTCGATTTTTCCAGTTAATAGTTCAGTTTCCAGAACAATAAGGATACGGGGCGATGTGCCACTTTATAGAAGTGCTTACCTGCCACAGAATACCACTCTAATTGGTGATGGTTATGGGAGCAGTGGAACATCTTATCCTAGCTCACGCATTACATATATGTCTAGCAGTGCTAATATAGAGTTTGAAACTGGTAATACCATCAAAAATTTAGGTTTCTTTTGTCATGGAAATCCGCCAAGCGGCTTGTTTTACGCTCCTGATGGTGTGTCATATCTTACGGTTGAAGGATGCGTATTCGAATTTGGGTCGTCTAATGTCAATAATATCGCTATGATGTTTGAATCCAGTCTTTCAAACTCAATTATAAGACGAAATACTTTCCGCAATGTTGGGATGGCCATCTATGTAGATGGTGTAACATTAAATACCAAAATTGAAGATAATACTATTTTCGAAATGCTTTCTAATGGCATATATTTAGTAAGTTCGGATGGTAGTAGTATATCTAGAAACAAAATGATCACCGCGACAGTAACAGTGGCCGCTGGAACAGCATTTATTCGTCTAGGCACAAACAATATACATTTTACCAGCGTTGTGGATAATTTACTGATATATAATGGTACACAACCAGTTGCCGCAGCTGATATGGCCATGATTAATGTAAATAGCACTGTAGTAACAACATCTTCATTGTCAATTGAGCGAAACTTTTTAGAAAATACAACGCTTAATACTGGCTTTGCGGCTGGCATATTGTGCACTAGCGTCTCTATTATGGAAGTGGCTGTGCGAGAAAACCATCTATACAATTTTTCAAATACAACTTACGGAAAAGGTATAGAATTGATCAATTGTCCGCAAGTAGTTGTAGAAGGCAATATGTTATCGCAATGTTGTAATTCAATCGTCCTAGCTGGGGCCCCTGGCGCCTTGGTAGCAAACAACATTGTGCGGGATGGTCTAGGCAACACACTTTATTTGGGTGTCAGTTGTGACGGTTTTAACATTTCTGGCAATCATTTGTTAGCTGATGGAACAGACAATCTTTGTTATCTTATTAATACTAGCAATTATGGTTCGGTATGTAACAATTTGTTTGAATTTCCGGTTTTGTCCACATCGAATCACATGATGCTTTTTTTCGGAGATGGGTATGGCATTGTACAAGGTAATAAGTTCGTGGCTGGAACCCTTACAGGCCCTGCACCTCTGGTCGTTTCTGGTGATAAGAATCTGATCGTCAATAACAGCTTTTCGATTACTTCACCTTTGCCAACAGCATCTGACCGTATTGTAATTTTTAGTGGCATTGGAAATGTAATTGCGATGAATAAAGGGCAGTCATATGTTGTTTGGATTCCTATGGGACATGCCATATTTAGCAGTAATTGGACTCAGTCTGTTAATACTAGTGGCGCTGGTTGTTTGATTGCGACAGCTTGTGTCACTGGAAGCAATGAAATTGTTTTAGAATTTTCTGCTATTGATGTGCCAGCTGGGGCTGCCCTTAGCAAAGTAACAGTATGGTATTCGAATGTTGGACTTGCAGGAGATATGGTTTTCCAATTGTATTCAACCGAATATACGGCACCTTCGTCCCTTGTCGTGACATCTATAAGCTCTGCTATAGATGCGATTAATACTATGTTTGGTTCATCTGACATTGTTCCAACTTCTTCATTTAATATGCCAGCTGGTTCCAAATATGTTGCGCTTAATATCACTGGCAAAAATCTCACCAACCTTACGAAAATAATTCATGGAATAGCTGTAACATATACACTATAGGAGCAGGTATGTCAGAGAAATCAGGAATGCAGATGCTGGAAGAGCTTTGTGAGCAGGTTATGCTGCTTTCCAAAAGACTTACGGTCGTTGAACAGAATACTAGGGAACTGCTGAGTAGGGCGAATGGTATGCCCGCAATATCAAAACCTGCAACCAGCGGGCCTACGATCACATCTACCATGGTTCCGCCTGAAAAGTCCGAGCAGCCTGAAAAGTCTGCGGGAGCCACGACCAAAGTAATAGGGAAGATCAAAAACAATGAAGGGAAGTTAGTCAGTGGAGTGCGGGTCAGGATTCTCAGTCCCCAAGGAAATGTTATGAAAGAGACCAAGACAAACAGGGCAGGAGAGCTTGTGTGTTTCTTACCTCCAGGAACCTACAAGGCGGAGTATTTTCTGGAAAATATTATAGACGCAAGCGTCAATTTTAACATAGGCGGCGATGAGAAGGTCATAAGACTCGCACAGCCTGCTATGGGGTAAACATATGCCTGGAGCAACATCATTAAGGGTTTATAGCGATCTCCATAAAATCTCGAACTTTGTGGTACAAACCTGTGTATCTCAGGGCAAAAATCTGATCATAGATTCACTGCGAGAATATTTTCAGAAAGATACCTTTTACAGATATGAGATGGATGCCTGGGGCTTTCCAATGACCCCAAATGTTACCGATCTGCCTCCGGATATTCAGGAAAAACGCACTAGCAGGATATATATAGGTGATGTGTTTCGATATGATAAAAGGTTCTTCCCATCGATCACCGTTAAGCATTCTTCAGCGAAATACTATCCTATTAGTTTCAACCAGAACTTTTTCAACACAAAGTATAGGATGGATATGGTCATAGATGGCTATGGTGAGCGTTCCTATATACGGACACCTACGCATCACACTATATGTGGTGCGTGGGATCAAACATTTGATATTCAGATAGCTACTGAGTCGGTTCCAGACAGGGAAGAGCTTAGTGATTTGGTTTCAGCATTTATGATTGGTGTAGCAAGACAAGAACTTGGGGAATCGGGTCTTGGCATTAAGAGTGTTAGTGTTGGAGGCGAACGCGAGGAGGCTTGGGGTAATGAAAATGTGTATATGCAAACGGTTAGCGTAGAGACATTTAGCGAATTTAGAAGGGAGATACCTATAAGTGGCATTCTAGAGATGATAAACTTCTGTTTCCGCTATGGATTATTTTCAGGTAGCCGATTTGTCACAGATACCACCAACATAAGTGTGTCTGATTCGGTCACGGTCGAACCTTAACCTTTCTCCCAGTCCCTCATAGCGCTGCAGTTGCGGCACAGCATAGTATATTCCTGTAGGTTGTTGGAGAACCTCTCAAAGGACATATTTCTTGCTTTGCTGAGATTATATACTGTGCCATCAAAATAGAATTCATAGATGGGCGCTGGATATGACAAACCGCAATCCTGACAAACACATCCTTTTTCTTGTATGACCCTTTCGATGTTTTCCTGGAATTTCAACTCTTTGAGTTCACTCTGACATATGATACAATAGCTTAATGGTTTCCCACTGTCTTTTCTAGCATAAAATTCATCCTTGTTTTTTATCTTTTGACATCTTGCGCAAAATGCTTCGCTGTCTTGTAATTTTACAATATATGATCGGGTGTTTTTATTACCTAGAGGGGAACATTCGAGGCAGAACTTTCTACCAGACAAACTAATCGTCTCACCATCTTTGCTGATTTTATTTGGAAATTCATTTCCACAGTTGTTACAGGTGGGCATTTTGATGACTCCAGTGGATCTTTCTTTTTAAATTCTAATGAGTTACGCCATTTCTTTTATATGCACCCCTATTGATAGCTGAGAATAATTCTTTCAATACAAACACTTAGGTAAGACACAAAAGAAAAAAATTCTATCAATAAAAAGACATATTCGTGAAGTGTATGTCTCATTGTTTTGTATTTTTAAGCGTTTAAGGCCCTCCAGAGTGACATACACTCAAATTTCCTGGGAGGAACTTCTAAATGTCTCCAAACATACCGGGTTTTATTGGTACAGCGATGCCGCAGGTTGCCACAAGAGTAAGAACCCTTCAACGAGCGCTTTCGATTCCTGGCGGTCTGAGAATCCTCAGCATCGTAGGCGAAGGCCGGCGCGAAGAGATTATAGTTGACGCCGCCGAGGGCGGCGGAGCAGATGGATGGAATCCCTCTTTCACCGCAGCTTCTGATGGATATGGTAGGTTTTTCAAGACTTCCTATTATCCACTGGTGGAAAACCGCACTTCACTCCTGCTCAATGGCAGCTCCCTTAGAGTTCTAGAGGGTGCGATTGACGGTACTGATTTCCCGTCTGAATATGACGCAAGGCTTGATATTGACCTGGGACACATCGAGCTTCAGAAAGCATCATTAGTTCCATATGGTCTCGAATATTATTCTAGAGGCGCTGGTAACCAGGGTGATGGTTATCTTATGAATATTACTTTGGTAGATACCAATGCTCCAGCCGAACTGTGGACAATTAGATGCGTAAATACACTAAAAGATAGTCATGGTGCTCCTATTAGAGGTCAAGCTACTTTCGTTGCTACTGGCAGCGTAAGTGGTCAACTTCGTGACGCGTTTGGACAGCCATACATTTGGAAGAGCAATGGTTATGTCGTTAGTAATGGGGTCATTTCCTTTGCCGTGCTAAATCCTACTGGTAATGTTATTCAGGTGGGTGACAGATTTTCGGCACAAATTCAAAGCAGGGTGCTAAAAACCAAAGATAGTCTAGAAGCTAGATATATCGCCACTCTTGATATTAACGACCCAGAAACATTTACAGATCCCGAAACACTTTTTAAGAAGCATGGAACACCCAGCACAGAAAATACGCTTTCTCTTGGAGCGCAGATGGCGTTTGAAAATGGGGCGACGAGTGTACTCGCAATCCAGGCCAAACCACCTCTTCCAAGACGGACCTCCGAAATTGTTCTGCCAGTATATGATTCAGTCACTGGAGAGGGTGGAGCTACTGGTAATGACGATCCAGAAGACTTGATTTTCTACATTGATGCGCCTGGAAAGCCAGACACCGATACCCAGGTTCATTTCTTTGTGATTGGAACTGATGGCACGGAACAGCAGATTTTTCCAAACAAGGTGGATTTCTACGATCCAACCATCACTGCGGCGTTCTCAGTCTATGAACAGACAGGCGTTGCTACAACACTGGAACACGAGTTTATGGATCCAGCTCAGAGTGGTCATGTCTATAGCTATACGGTGGTTTCTAACTCGTTGGTAGAATTCACTAGTAATGATGGATATGTCAATCCGACAGGAATGTCACAAGGTACTTTTTATAGTCCAAGTGCTAGTTTTGACGTTGAAGATGTCGGCAAGTATATATCTATACATCACACCGTCGCTCCGAATGAGGGCAGATGGACGATTGCTAGCATTGTTGATCAAAACACAGTGCGTATCGGCAGGTCTAGTGGTAACTTCGTTGCTCAGCATAGTTTAAGTTGGCAATTAGTTGCTACTGTAGGCACAAGTCAGACAATTTTACTGACAGAGGATCTAGCTCTGGCATTGCATCAAGGACTGAAGGTAACATATATTGACCAGAAAGATGCCGATTTCTATGATGCGAATTGGTTTGAGTCGCTGGAAAAACTCGAGACACAGGATGTGCAAATTGTCGTTGCATTGCCAACACAGACATTTTCGGCAATTCAACAGGCTTTTCGTGTGCATGTTGAGCGAATGTCTACAACCTATTACAAGCGCGAACGAGTACTTATTACTGGCGCCCTTGATGGGTTAACACCTGATAATGTGACTGGTGTTTCAGACGCGGCCGTCGAAGATATCGGCATATTAGAAGGCATCCAGGGAGATGATCCTGAAGAAGTGCTTGCAGCTAATATAGAGGACCTAGTTGATTATGATGTGAAAACTAGTTACGGTGATACATTCCGTGTAATCTATATGTATCCCGATGAGATCGTGCGAGTAATTAATGGTAGCCGAGAATTGATTCCGGGTTACTATATGGCAGCTGCTGCTGGTGGTTGGTTTGGTGGTCAGCCAAATATCGCGATGCCACTCACTTTTAAGATCCTTGTCGGATTCACGATTCTAAACAACAGGATCTACAAAGAGACAGTGCTTAACAGCCTCGCTGATAGTGGAATCTGCGTTGTACAGCCAGTCACTGGCGGTGGACAGGTGCTGTGGGGCAAGACAACAACACAAAGTGGGGCACCAGAAGAGGAAGAGGCTTCCATCGTCTTTATTCGCGATCAGCTTGCACGTACATTCCGCAGGGTGCTGAAAAGCTTCATTGGTAACCCCGAGGATCCTACATTGATCCCGTCGTTGACAGCGAAATCAATTTCTCTACTAAATGCTTTTGTGGCACAGAATCTCATTACGGCGTATAGAAACCTATCTGTGTCCAGGGACAGTGTGGAGCCAAGACAATATAATATAGTAGTCGAGGCACAGCCTAACTATCCCGTAAATTGGATTTTTGTAGACATCAGCGTCGGTCTTTTCTAAACGAATAGGACGGCTATGAAAGCACAATGTTATAGAAATGGTAAAATTCCTGGTAGGGGTGGATATGGAATTAATGATGATGAATTGAAATGTTTGTTTGAAACAAACATAACAATCGTCGAGATAGCGAAACAGATGGATATTTCTCAATGGACGGTATTGAAGCATCTTAAAAAGCTTGGTTTGAGACGCACCATACGACACTTTATTACAAATCCAGATTTTTTCAATATAATGACACCTGAAAACAGTTATTGGGGTGGTTTTATAGCAGCGGATGGATGTGTTAGTCGCAATGCACTTGAAATAGAATTGTCGATAATAGATGCTGAACATCTAAAAACTATATGTAAATTTGTTGGCAGAGATGATTCTTTATTTTTTCGAAAACGATATAGAAATGGAAAAATTTTTGAATATGCCAGTGTAAGTGTTTTGTCAGCAAAGATTATTGAGGATTTGTTTAAAAATTTCAACATTGTGCCGTGTAAATCACTTATTTTACAGCCTCCCGATTTGCCGCGATGTTTACGACGCCATTTCATTCGTGGATATTTTGACGGTGATGGATCTATAGGATGGCACAAGCATAATAGAACGATACGATTGAATTTCGCATCTGGTTCTAAAGTCTTTCTTGAGTGGATCTGGGATACAATTCGTGAAGAGCTTGGATGTCTTGGACAGCGCAGTATTGGATATAGTAAAGATTCAAAAACCAAAACATTGAGTCTGTCTGGGGATGCCGCCATACGAATATTTGAATGGATGTATGAAGATGGCGGAGAGGGGTTGTGTTTAGAGCGCAAACTAAAAATATTCAAAAAGTTAAAAGTCAGGCTTCAGGAAAAGCGAGACAAACGAACAGCAAAACGGCAAAACATAGTCCAGGAAATGGTAGAACTGTATAAGCAGGGAATGTCATATAAAGAGGTTGCTGAAATTCTTGGTGTTACTCGTGAAAAAGTGACATATTACATGAAAAGCACGGACATTCCCAAACATATCAAAAAGACTGATAGTATTGCAGGACAAAAGCTTAAAGCAAGAGATCAGGAAATGTTGTCTGCGTATGTGTCTGGTGAAACAGTTGACTCTCTTTCTTTAAAATTTGGAATATGTAAATCGTCTGTATGGGTAGCATTAAGTAGAACTAAAAAACAAAACAATGGCATATCCAAAAACACATAGTCTGCTTGATTCACAAATTAGTACTGCGCTTTCTACGCAGATTGTGGTGAAAGTTGGGGGAACGACCGTCGGCGCAATACAGAGTATAACTTTCCCCCAAGCTAGGGATATGAATGTGTTTGAGGAAATAGGAACGGAAGGTATTGTGGAAGTGTGTCCGAAAGGTGCCACTAAAATCACCGTTACTGTTGAAAGACTTGTATTTGATGGATTACGTCTTCCAGAGGCATTTGCTAGGGGCTTTGTAAATATTCAAGCACAAAGATATCCATTTGATATACAGATAATCGACACATCGAATGGAGAAAGTAACCAAGCGGCCATCGTCACTACGATACATGGATGTTGGTTTAAGAGCTATGCTCCAACGATAACAGCAAATGCTTTCATTATTTCGGAAAGAGCTGAATTGCAAGCCGAAAAGATGACAACATCTCAGGGCGGTCATAGTGCGGTTTATGGTGGACGAAGAGGCATAGCATTCGATTACGATACGGCCGAAAGAAACACTGATAAAGATGGAAGAGTTGGAAGGCTTGATTCGGCCGGTTTTGCACTAAAGATATAAGGGTGGTAATGAGACACGAAATTGACCAGGATATGGTATTGTCAATGTATGCGGCTGGTGCTGGTTCAACGACTATTGCCAAAACGCTCGGCGCACCAAAACATGCTGTCATCTATGTTTTGAAGAGAAATTATATAAAACTAAGGGGAGTCACAGCAGACAGAACGAAAACAGACACTGATTTAATTGTTAAGCTGTATGAAAGTGGCAAATCATGTGATCATATATCTTCTCTTATTGGCATTAAGGCTTGTACGGTTCGCAATAGACTTTTGAAAAATAATATTCAGATGAAATCTAGAGGTATGTATAGACAGATTTCGGTAGATGATAATGCTTTTTCTGAACTGACGCCTTCTTCGTGTTATTGGGCGGGATTTATTGCGGCTGATGGGAATGTCCAGCAGGGAAACTACCTCAATATTAAGCTTAAAGGTATTGATGCTAAACATCTTGAGAAATTCGGTCAGTTCTCAAAATTCGATGGTAATGTGTCGATTCGACACAATGAAAAGTGGGATTACTGTAAGATAGCTTTCAGATCCAGAAAAATAGTTGATGATTTATGTGAAAACTTTAGTATAATTCCAAACAAGAGCTTGGTGTTGCAGCCACCACATATAGACGACCTCGAATTGATCAGGCATTTTATTAGAGGATATTTCGATGGTGATGGATGTTTTTATTTTGGCACAAAAAGGAAAGTAATGTCTTTTGAGATTTATTCTGGGTCAAAAGATATGGTAGTTTGGATTCTTGATAATATTAAAAAATGTGTTAAGGTAGGAAATCCCTCAGTTTCCAGAAAAGGCAAAAATGTTTATAGATTTCAGTTTTGTGGTAACAGACAGGTTGTTAGAATTATGGAATGGTTATATTGGGACAATAATAATGATTACTTGGATAGGAAATATATTAAGTTTTTTAGTAGTTTAGATCCAAACAGGAGGGCCTAAAATATGTCCGGGACTTATCCACTGACGGGGTCAACACTTAATTCCAGCATTTCTACTGGATTGAGTACGCAAATCCTAATAAAAGTTGAGAGCGAGACGGTTGGTGCGATTCAGAGCATCGATATAAATCACACTCGCGGACTTGAGAGGGTAAAAGAAGTTGGTACGGATGGCGTTATAGAGATCGTGCCTAACAAAGCAACCGAATATAGTATATCGGTAACACGCATTGTGTTCGACCGGCTTCGCCTACCCGAAGCGTTTGCTAGGGGTTTTATGAATATCAAATCACAGCTACTGCCATTCGATATTCAAGTAATTGATCGCACAAATGGTGATGGTGATGCAGCGATTGTACATACTCTTAGTAGGTGTTGGTTTAATGATTACAAACCATCTTATAAGGCTGATAGTTTCATTCTTCAAGAGACGGCCTCTCTGTGGTGTGAAGATATCAGCACTACTTTAGGAACCAGCCAGAATAGTGCAGTTCAGGGTGGGGCTCGTGGCGTCAATTATCAGATAAATGATCGTGAGCGTCAGACTGATACTGGAGCAGGTGGCACTTCTACTAGCGGTGGCAGTGGTGGTGGATTTAGAGGCACTATGGATGTTTCTGATATTGTAAAGGCGGCTTTTAAGTAAGATTTTATGATTGTGTTTTTGACAAGGGAGAATTCTTCTCCCTTGTATATTTCCCTCCCTTGGAACCAAGAATGGAAGATCCTTTGAAAATCGAATTTTTACAAACCCAAATTGAGGTGTAATTATGGCAGAACTGTATCACGGTACTTTTGGTGTATCAGGTAGCAAAAAAGAACAACCAGCTCCTGAAATTCAAAAGTCTAAAATGAATGACATTGATTTAAGATCGCTGATTGAACTTGGCTGTGTTCGTGACGACATTACTATTGGGGACATCGTCTTTACGATGCGAACCTTGAATATATCGGAACGACTAGAAACATTAAACTTTCTTGGAGATAGTTCGGACCCACAAAAGATGTTTGAGTTCAATATGCGAGTGTTAGCAATGTCTATTGAAGCGGCGAATGGCAGGAAACTAGAGACATTACATCCGAACCTTGAAAAGGGGATTGATCCGACTGTTTTAAAGAAAGAACTGATCATTGCGATGCAGCCCGCAGTGTTGAACAAACTTATGGATTTCTATGGAAAAATTGTTGAGCGAAGTGACGCCCAATTTTCGGCGGAGCAACTAAAAAACTCATAAAGGAGCCTGGGCACCGACTCCGATGGAAACTAGTAAAGACATTTAAAGTTCCTGTACATCATGAGATGCTCCGTGATGTGAATGATGCCCAGCTGGTATGGTACCAGATGCAGATGGCGCAGGACGATTTAGATAATTTCGAGACACTAAGGGATATAGCTGAATATAATTCAATGTTTGTAAATCCCGAAGGTGTGCAGAAAGTGCGAGAGGCTCGTGATAATACAAACTCTTATGCGACTTCTGATGATGAATTTGAGAAATTATTAGAAGAGCAGTTTGGTCGTAAAACTGGTCAGAAACCCAAGATTGAAGTGAATGATTATTTAGAGATGGATCTCGATGAAGTAAAATTTGTTCCATATGATGAATGAGGTGTGATTACTGATGGCTGATGATCCCAAAATTCTAGACCCAGCAAAAATACAAGAAAGTACTGCGGCTTTGACGAGTCAAACCAAAGCTGTAGAAGTAGACACTGACGCCAAGAGAAAAAATGCAGACGAAACAAGAAGGCAAAAAGAACAAGATTTAGAGGCTGCTGGCGCAAAAGAATTTTATACATCCAAAATTGGTGAACAAACAAAAGCTATGTTTGCGAGCGTATTGGGTTTTAAAGGCCTGGGAGAAAGTGTTAGTTCTGTTACTGGGATTTTAGAAAAGTTTGGTCTTTCAACGGCAATGGTTGGTACCCAACAGGGAAGGGCCCTTATAAATCCCGTTTCTGAAAGTGGAGCTGCAGTAAGTGCGTTTAGTTCCAAGTTGGGCGAAATTAATGCGGGTTTAAAACAGTTGGTAGTGGTTCAAAACGTGGCCCGTCAATCTATTGTTATGCTTGGTGGAAGTCTTGCAGATGGTGATGCGGCAGCATCTAAATATCCAGACTCATTAAGAAAAATGGCTGGGATGTTGAGCATCTCTACCAAAGAACTTAACGATATGTCTACAACATTACGCGATGTCCCTGGCATGATGGACACCGTAAGTGGCAGTATGACTGGAATAGGAAATTTAACTAATATGGCCATAATGCCTATGGCCGTATTAGCTACCACCATGACGGCTTTTGGTATGAATGCACAACAATCCGCTGAGTTTGGAAGAAGGGGAATGTATGAATATGGCCAAAGCGCCGAACAGACTTTTAAACAAATTGGTTTAATGGCTGACGCTCAGAAACAAACTGGTATAAGTGGAAAAGTTGCTGTAGAACAGATTGAACAGGCTAGTAAGGGATTGGCGATTTTTGGTCAAGGCTCGGCGGTAGCGGCAAGTACTTGGACAACTTTTCAAACGGCACTGAAAGGTAGTGGCGTACCAATTGGCGAAGTTGGTAAAATGGTGGCTGATCTCACTGGCAGTTTTGCTAATATGTCTTTACAGACAAAGGCGGCCATTAGTTCTTTTGGTGGAATGGGTGGTGGTAAAACAGCACTTGGTGGTGCATTACAGATGGAAATTAATATGAGAACACCCGGTGGGCTCGAAAAAAATATGGATATGATGACTTCAACACTTTCTAAGTTTGGTGGTGGTAAAATTATTACCTTACAAGAGGCGGCCAGCAATCCACAATTGGAATCACAATTTGTTGTTCAAAGGCAGATGCTTGGAAAGTTAAGTGGTATACAGAATACAGAACAGCAGAACAGAATCCTTGAGACTATGCAGAATGTTCAGCGAGGTGGAATGAGTCAGGTAGAAGGTGGTAAGTCTTTAGAAGATGCTTTTGAAAAAGGAAAAGATGTTCAGACCCAACAATTGACAGCTATTGAAAAAGGGTTTCAACTTACTCAGGCTGCCATTGGTAATTCAGCAGATAAGATAATTGAGGGTACTCAGGGATTGCTAACTGGTGGTGCTTCTCCTGAAGAGCGTGAAAGAGGTGCTGACAAAGGCGCTTCGCTTATTGGCAAAAGTTATGTTACTGGTGATAAATCTCAACGTGCACAGGGAATTGACACCACTGCAGATGTTTTTAAAAAACTTCTCAATACTCAGCAGAGTTCTATGGATATACAAAAAAAATCTGGGCCTTCTACAATGGATGTAGGTGATGTTTTAAATCCTAGTCGTCTTTTAAGTCGTCGAGGACTCCGATCTGATTCGGGAATAGAAAAATTATCTCCTGAGGCGAAATTAGTACATCAGCCCACATATGCGGCAATATCACCAGCAGGTGGAAGGGTTGCGCGTCGTACACAATATGAGGGATTGGCAACTGCCACAAAACCATCGGAAAGTCCACTTTTTAAAATTGTTGGCACATTACAAAAAAGTGATGACTCAAAAGTAAGGCTTATGGAGCAGATGCTTGCCACCTTACAACAGGGGGTTGGTAGGGAAATGCCGCAACTGACCACTTCAGAATTTACTTTAGCAAAGAGCGCAAAGGCGTCAACTTTGGGAGAAACTGACAGCAGTGGAAAAGGCTCTGTCATTACGGTAAAGATCATAGGTGATGAAAAGAAGGTTATGGAGATGGTAACGGAAGCGTTATCAAAGAAATCTTTATGGCCTATCGGACACACCGATTAGGAGATTGGCATTATGTCTTTCAGTAATAGTTTTCCACCATCAGATCCTTCATATGATCCAATTAATGATCCGCTGAGGGAAGATGCAAGTAGGGAAGGTAATACTGCACAGCCTGATATCATTTCCAACAATCCACAAATGCCATATGGCAAGCGCACTAGGCAACTCATTAGATGGCGTGTTCCAAAACTTGGTTTTGTGGATATGTATATAAATCCACAATCGATGGTAATAACTGAAAAAAAAGCTATTTCTAAACAGCGGACAAAAGGTGGTTTTATTGTTCAGTATTGGGGTGAAGAATTAACCTCAATTAAAATAGAAGGCACTACTGGCGCTTCTGGCATTGAGGGTATAAATGTTCTTAGAAAAGTGTATAGGGCGGAACAGGATGCTTTTCAGGTGGTAGCACAACAGTTACAAGATAGGGTGCACTCATATTCTGCTGGTGGTAGTATAGCTAACCTTTTGACGGGTGGTAATAAAGTTGGCCAAAAGATTGGCAGTGCAATCACTGGTTTGCTCGGAGGGTCATCGAATCCGCCGTTATTACCAAGTCTTGGCTCTTTAGCTGTTTCTGTGGAACTGTTTTATCAGGGCTGGGTATTTAAAGGATTTTTTGAAGATTTTACAGTTACAGAAGCAGTGAATATAGGTGTTGGTATTTTTAACTATGTTATGACTTTTACAGTTCTCGACCGTCGTGGCATCCGTAACAATTTTGGTTCTTTTAATAGGACGCCAGCGGTTTTAGACCAAAATGGTAATCCTGTAGGCTACTATCATTCTGATTATAATAGTACGCCCCTTTCATTTAGTGGGGAAAAGGAATGACGATAATTCTATCAACAACGGCTGATGTTTCAACAAACAATGGGCTTAATGTTTTAGGTGCTTTTGGAGATGCTCTTGGAATTTCTGGATTTCCGATGCCAGAAAACAGGAACACTGGGGCCGCTAGCGGTTTGCAGAATTTTGCCGATAGTATCAATAACACAATTAATGCTCTTACTGGTAAGGCCGAAACAGAGAAGTTTGACCCAAATTTTGTTGGCAGTGGTAGACAAGTAATTGTTGGTGGTTATATAGAGGGTGGAAAAGTACCACCACTTGAAGAAGCAAGTATCCGTCAGGTGTATAGTCAGACGCCAAATATAAGTGTCATAATAAAGAAACGCGCATTCTCATCATTATCACATTTGTATGATCCTACCCTTATGGATTCTGCTGAAATGTGGCTTATGAGAGCTACTAAAAAACTGGTATCCAATAAGTGCGTCCAAATGGCTCAGTACGAACGACTTTCGAAAATAGCCAAACTTATTGAAAAGGGCGCCTCGGTTGGTGCCATTATGGCATCCATTATAACATCATCTCTTGATGAAAGTGATGATGGTGATGAACTAAGCGCTTTCACTTCTGCAAGAAGGTTAGAAAAGGCCGCGCTCGATAGACAGCCTGTTCAGATAACTACTTATTTTGCCGATCCAGATCTTCCAGTATTTGAAGATCTTGGGCCTGGTTCTGGAACATTCGAGATAACAGCAATTAGTGATGTAAGTACAAATCTCAGCATAGATGGTGAGGGCAGTTGCAGTTTTAATATTGAAGACCCATATAAGATCCTTATCGTGACTGAAGAGGATATTGAAACAGCATTGCGAGATACTGCACTTTCTTCTTTTGTGCGTGCAATTAGTTTTGCTGCATCGATGTCATTGGACAATGCACAATCAAAAGATGCGCTATTGTCAGAAAGGCGCCGGGCAAGAAATAGGAGTGAAATTAGTTTCACTATCGGCGTAGGTGGAAATTCTGGTGTAATTGCGGTGCTTGATGCGATGGGGTTTCAAATCAATAGTGACAATTTGGATGATATTCCAGACAACCAATCGCTTGATAGCTCTGAAAGTGCATTGTTTAAGTCTGTACTTGGATCGTTAGAAATCTACGAACAGGCTATGCGTAAGAATCTACTTGACGGAGTTGATGGCACAAATTCCAAAAATATTAAAAGTGAAATGGAGTATACTAGAAAAAGACTCAGATTGTTTTATCTTGGAAAAGCTGTTATACAGCCAATGGATGAAATCCATGTTTTCATCGACGGTGCCACGCGAAAATCAGGAGAAGGGGAGGATGTAGAGCAGAACACTGATATTTTCACAGCAACGGGGGCGTTAGGTGTTGTCGGTAGTATTTTGGGATTACAGGATGAAGCGCAAATAGATGATGATCTTTTACAAGACGAATGGCTTCGTGATGGACAGCATATGAAATATGATGATTTTAAACGATTGCGTATGATGCAAACGAGTGGTGAGGGTGGAATGCAGGTGTTCGGTGGACTTGTTAACTCAGTTGCTGATAAATTTGAAGCTCAAAGTGGAAAACATACATTGATGGTTAGCACAATGTCTAATATGGAATGGTTGAAGCTATCACGGTTTAATAACGAACCATCGCTTGATCAAACTCAAGGTATGATCTATGATCCATTAACACCATTCGATTTTGAAACTGACCCCGCGACGGGATTGCCAATAGGAAAGCCCCATCTTAGTGATGCCAACATGAAAATATTGAAAGATAGTGGTGGGCTATATTATAATATGCCTCCATTTTCCGGTAGAAAAATTAATCCAGATGAGGAACTTGCAAAAGATTTGAGAGTGTTTGGTGGTTCGGGTACTAATTTGTATCTGCATGCTCCTGGTTTTGTTTATAAGTGGAAAGAGGGAATAATGACTGCAACATATAATGTTTCGGTTATTGATCCATTTGATGAGACAAAAGTCAGTGGAGAACAATTACGTAGGGATGTGGGATGGTTTCCATCCAATACTCCATTTGATAATATGGATTCAGCAAATATTATAAGCGTTTTGGTAACTGGACAGCCTTATAATCTCGTCTCATTTATCAAAAGTGCTCAGAATTCTGGGACGTGGATAAAAGATGTTAGCACCAACAACGGAAAGGATTTTTTTCACTCATTTCTTGGCATTCAAAGGTCTGTTAATAAAGTGCAAGGAAATTTTGTTCCATTTAAGCATGTCACTACAAATGCGGAGATGTTTGCGAAGGCAATCAATTTACAATGGCAGCTGACCGACAGGTCTTCAAAATTTCAACAATTACAGACACAGCAAGCACGCGATAAGGATAGACTAATTAGTTTAAATACAATGAGTAGTGATAAAGATTTAACGGCCCAACTTAATAAAAAAGTCAAACAGAGAGACGATGAGATTACAAAAGTGACAGATGATATAACCAGATTGACAGACGATGGCAAAGTTCTTAAGGATACCGTTCTAGAATATGCTGGTAACAATATTGTATTTAATGCAACCGCTGGACAAAAACCCTCAAAAATGTTTGGTGATAGGTTGATACATGCCGTTATGAAACGCAGGGAAAATGTCATACATAATAAAGATAAAGATTATCTAATAGTTTCTGATGATTATGACAATGATTATGATATTTTAGCATTTGCACAAAAATTAAAGGATCAGGGGCCTGACATATACAAAAGCACATATCAGGATGTACATCAATTGTGTAAAACCGTTGCTGCAACACTTGATTTTGAATTTTTCGCAGACAGTCAGGGTAACCTAGTTTTTCGCCCACCACAATATAACAGAACGCCAGCTTCGGTATTGAATAAGGTGATTTCGCTAAACAGAACATCTGGTATTAAAATATATCCAGATTTTTTAACAAGCTTATTTCAAAGCAGAGAGGAAAGTTTAATTAACGAGATTATTATGACTGAGTGGGAAATTAGATTAAAAGCTGCGCTTCTTGGAAAAACTACTATAGAAGATGTTCAGCAAATGATATTTGGCAACAACTCTTCGTTAGTTAGTTTCTTCATCACTGACCAGGTTGGCAGTATGAGGGTGGCGGCGAAACGCAGTCAGGCCGATTTTGAAAATGAGCGACAATATTTATATATGGCTGTAAAGGCTGGTAGTGTTGCTGCCCAGCTTACTCAGCAGAGCACTGGTGCATTTACGCCTATTGGTCAACAGAATCTTCTAAGAAAAGATGCCAAAAATAAAACTAATACGGATGTAAGTAAGAGTGAAGCGTATAAGACAGCCCAAAAAGAACTTTTAAATCTGTATGGTCAAAAGCCGAGTGATGGCGATTCATATGAAAAGGTAAAAGTCGGCGTAATGCGTAATGGCGTGTCTACACCCGAAACCGACATTAATCGAATAATTGGTGATATAGCGTCTTTGGTGAGCAGTCGTACGAAATTGATGCAAATGCTGGATAAGGCAATGGATCAAAATATGGAAATAGGTTCCATCTCTAAAGATGGTGGTAAAACAATTACTCAACAGCCATTACAGAGCACATTAGATGTAAATTCAGGACTTTATTTAAAGCTGATTGAAGATGATACGAAAAATGTTCTTGGTCATATGTCAGGGTCAAGATTTATTATAAAAGATGAAGATATTATTAGTTCCCAATATACCGAAAATGCGCCCGAAATTACTGTAGCGACTGTGAATGGGACACAGCCACTAGTTGGTGAGGGTGGCGGTATGCTTGCGTCGTATCCCCAATATAAAGCATATGGGGTCGATTTTGATCTGTGGCGACAGTATGGTTTTCGTGGCGAGAAAGATTTTGATAGACCTTTTTTGTGGAGTGCGGAACAACAGTGTGCTCCATATGCCGTTATGCTTCTTTCTAGGCAGAGAAAAGATATTGTAAAAGGAACCATCACTGTCCGTGGAAATGAATTTTATCAATTGGGTGATGTCGTTTATATACAGGAAAGACAAATGCTCTATTATGTTTGGAAAGTATCTCATCAATTTACTTATGGATCACAATTTCAAACTACGCTTGATCTTAGATATGGTCATCCACCTGGTGAATATATTGCAACACCGCTTGATGTAATAGGTAAAAATTTAATCCTTGGTGGTTCGATTCAAAACTCTTTCAGAATGAGGAGAGAAATAATTAAGTCAGCACAGGTACTTGCTACGATTCAATTTGATAAGGGTAGTAAAGAACTATTAAAAGGGCAGTATGCTATTAGGAATTATGGCGAATTAAAAAACGCTTCAGAGCTGGCGCGTGGTGATATTACCGCCAAAGATGCAAAAAAGAGTTCGAGAGTGTATATACTTGCGTTTGGTGGGGACAAAAACGAACAACAAACGCGTATGGAGCAGATAGAGGGGTGGTTACTTAATCCACAATCCCCAACCGAAGCTAATAATGATGTAGGAATTGGTGGTGTGGGCAAAAATTCTGATGCCAAAACCCAAGCGCAACATAATATTGAGTCTGCTAAATATCAAATACCATTTGCCGTAATAAAAAGAAAGTTAATAAGACAATTTACAGATGCAAAAGATCTTTCGGATGAAGAAAAGGAATCATTAAATGAAGGTATTGTGGCTAGCGAAAAAACAATGATGTTGGATAAAAAGCTTGAAAATGTTATTGAAATAAGGTTGCGACAACCACCACATGATGGCTGGAGTGATTGATGACAAGAGAAATTTCTAATAATATTAGACTTGCAACAGTTACTGATATAGACCATAATGCTGGTATCGCATACATTAAATGGCTTGATCAGAGCACTGATGGGCCTTCAATTCCGATTCCACACCCATATGCTGGCCGAAGTGGTGAAGGTATTTTTGTAGGATTACAAGTTGGAAGTATCGTAACTCTCGGTATGGCCTCTTATGAAAGGTATGTCCCGATTTCTGTAATTCCGCCACCAGCCTATTATGGTGGTGATATGTCGGGCGTATCCGAGGCGTCATTTGATGCTGTAGGGTTTCCACAAATTGAAGAAGGTGATATCGTCATACAGGGGGTCGGTGGCGGACAGTTTAGATTTAATAATGACAACAGTGTTATTCTTATTACGGCATTCGGTGAGGGAACAGCCTTTGGTGGTGATTCTGATGATTCACATAGGTGTTCTATCACGACTGACTCTCCTGTAGCATATTCTGTATCTAATGCAGGATTATATGCAAAAGGAATTGTTAGAAGGGATGTAAGAATTACTGAAGGTGAAGATGATTTTACAGATTTTTTGAACGATATATATTCAGAACAGGCGCTAGAAGAGGTGGGACTAGACCCACAGAGACAAGTTATCTATATGTCCAAAAATCCGACTGCTGGAGGGGCTAGCAAGACAGAAGAAAGACATACACGAAATCCTGGACTAATGGAAGAAAGGCAGATACTATTAGAATGTGGTAGGAAATGGCAAGTTGGTAATTATCAAGATGAATTAGAAAGGCGAATGGAAAACAGTGAAACAGCTACACTCGGTAATTATATGGATCGTGGGGCTAGGCGCAGTGCTGTTCTTGGGTTATCTTTAACCAACCCAAATGAATTATTTGAGGAAGTTAAAGGCACCTTAATCGACATATTTGGTAATTTTGTTGATATTAATAGGGAAATTATTCCAGTGCCCTCTGGAGAAAAACCAGAAGATTTTCTAATAAACGCGATGGAAAAATTGCGTCATACTGTGGCTTTTCATTTAGAATTAAACACCAGAAAGGGTTGGAGATATGACGAAGAATATAGTAATACAAAAAAACCTATTTTATTAAAAGACCCTCCTAATCTATTTTCTGTTGCAAATAGTGCCCGTGATCGTAGTAGGTGGTTTGTAGATATAGATAAAGAGGGTCTTACAAAAATCAATATCCCAGCAACTTCAGAGACTGGTAATATTCCAGCACTTGTTAGATATGAGACATCTAGTGCAATTGAGGTTGATAATAGTGGTCACCCACAAAAAGAAGCCAGAAAAAATCCCAGCCTGTTGTACAGAAACGAGGCAAACAAGGATATTTTTCTTGATCAGTTCGGTCCCGGTGGTATTAAAATATTAGATGATAAGGAAAAACCCAATATTAGCAATAGGTTGGCCGGAGAGAGTGGGAATTGGTTAGATGGAAGTGGCGAAAGGAAAGTTCAACCAGAATATATAGAGGCTGGCACGGCATTTCATGATATTACGCGTACTGCCTTAGCATTATTGAAGGAAAATATCAATATAGTTGCATCAACTATGGTGGAAGAAAACCCACCAACGCCTGAGGAAGGATATCAAGCTATGTCGTCAGAGGTAGATCCAAGAGTACGAAACGCTGATCCAGTCCCCGCAAAAAGAGATCCCAAAACAGGCCTTGTGAGTGATCAGCCAAATGCTGGCGGAAGAAGTATGCAGGTAAACCTTGATGGTAGTTTGGAAATGTCTATTGGTGCTAACACGATAGATAGAGTTTCCCTGACGCTAGATACGGCTGGGGCCATAGTGTCTCGTCTAGGACGCGACAGATTTGGGAGAAGTGTCGTTATGCAGACTGACGGAACGATCGCTATAGAGGTCGGTGGTTTCGATTTTATTGGAGAGGGTTCTAAAGATGGTGCCGATTCCCGTTTTGTAGGCAGGGGTGATGTTAGAAAAAATTCACTACCAAGCGATCCAAACAGATTTAAAAGTGGAAAAATAGTAATCAGACTAAGAAGAGCAAATACCGATAACAGTGGCCCAGACCAGGACAATGACGATAGCCTGCTAATCTTAGACGAGACGGGTATGACTATACAATCAGCTGGCAGGCTGAATCTAATAAGCGAGCAGGATATGGTACTAACAAGCAAAAGTCGTATTATATTAGATGCTGAGCAGGTTCAGGCATATAAGGGCAATATGGCACGATTTATGATTAAGACTCCACGACCGATGTAAAAGGTAGAAAATGACAGCACCTAATAATCCCATACAATTCCCATTACCAGCAGCTGGCTCACAACCAATGACTTATCCAGAGTTATTGGATAAGTTGCAGTGTACTTGTTCTGGTGGTGCACAGATTAAAGCTTCGCCACAGCCAGTGCCTGGAATGAACATTGGTGATGTTATTGCGCAACACGCTCAATATCTTTCAACATTCACTTCGGTGTATGGTATGATAACGGTCGTGTTACGAATGATTTCTTGTATCATTGATGTGCTTTGTGCACTTGTCAATCCATTTGCGGTATTGGCGGCAATCCTTAAATTATTTGGCACCTGTTTGCCCGATTTTTTGCTGATATTTCCACAATTTGCAATACCTTCGATTATTATCTGTATTATCAAGATCGTATTGGCAATCGTTCAGTATATCATTACGGTAATCGTCCCCGTTATTATGGATATCATTAACAACGTCAAAATGCTGATTAATGCGTTTAAGTCTTTCAATCAAGACTCTATTGCGGCAGTGTCTTTTAAGATTGTTGCCTTGATAAAAGAATTGTACAATATTATTGGAATTTTGTCAGTTTTGGGTGCTCTTTTTCTTATGATTAAGGCGTTGTTATCTATGGGGATTAGCATCCCGTGTGGTGGCTCAAGTGACTGTTGTAACGAAGACAATTGCCCAGAGTTTATTAGGGACAATACTGTTGTTAGTGGGTCTGATGGCCAATTTAGTGTCGTCACATACCCAGCAACTATTCCACCTACATATCAACTGTATTTCAGTTCTCCATCAAATACAACAAACTTTCTGAGCATAAGAGAATCTTTTCCACAAGGGTTGGATTATTCGAAATTTGATGGATATGAGACCGTGCCGTACTATGTAGAAGTTGCTGGTTCAAGATATGCTGCAACATCGGTCAGTGATCATGGCATATTGAGTTTGTCTCGCATATCACAAACTATGAATAATGATGGTTATCTATCCAATAGAACTGGCCCAGTAGCCACGCCAACTATTATAGCACCCGCTCGTTATATCAGGTTTGGCACAAAAACAGAAGCCTTTGACCCGACTTATATTGGAGCATATGTACAATTAGAAGATACTACTAACACAACAAACACTGGTATATGGGAAATTGTTGGAGTATATGACGCGTATAATGTGATGTTAGACAAGGGCAAAGATTGGGATCCAGATCCGATGGTAGCTCCATATATTGAATTAGATCCTGAGCCATTTGTTAACTGGTATGTTGTGCCATTTGGTGGGCCAATAGCATTTAGATTCCACATTAATCATATCGAATTAATACGGTATGGCATAATAGGTGTGGGTTGTCATCCAGCAGTACAAGTAACAATGGCTGGCCTCAGGAATAGATTTCCAGATGCTAGTGATATAGTTCTACCCGACTTACCTGATTTTGACAAGCTTGTGAGTGATTGTAATGCCTGTATAGAACAGGTTGGTCCGATAGATGTTGATACGCAATATGTTTTGGATAATTACAATATGATAGCGGCAAATGCTCCTGGTGCTGTTTTGTGTGTAGTGGGTGCGCTTGGCAAGTTTCAGTCTGAGATGACCAGCTATGTGAAAGAGATTTATCCCAGGATATTTAGTCCTGAAAAAAGTAAATTCTCGGCCGACCCATTAGTTGAAATTGTTGGCAATAAGATAACGGCAACCGTAATTCCATACGACATATACGGCGCAAAACTGGCAAGTACATTGCCTCCTGGGATCATAAGTGTGCAGGTATTAACGGATGCTGGTGAGATAGGTTCTACAGTTGAAATCCTTGACGCATATGGAAATTCTACTGGCGCTTTTGAGGCAAAAATAACTAGCCCAGTGGCACTTACGGCTAATTTGACGGCACAGGTTGCGGACAAATTTGTCAGCTATTTCAATGGTTATAATCTTATACCCCAAATTGTAACAGTTAAATTTGTTGAGCCGTATGTTGTTGGTAAGCGTGATGAGGCTTCTCCTGAGCCGCTTGGAAGAAGTACTGGGAGATAATAATCATGGTTGATGAAAGTGCTGGCGCAATAGCGAAATTTGATGTAATCTCCTTTGCAAAAAACATTTTAAACGAAGTAGGTAAAATACGTTCTTTCAGGGAGACTACAGACAGTACCACTGGAAAGGGTTTTGTTGTTTCGGCAGAATCTAATATAAATGCTTTCTTTAGATTAGTTGGGTTGCCTATGCTCGTAACCTTTAAGAAAAAAGATAAAACCAAAACGTCCTCGGGTGACCTAAAAGAAGGTGATCATTATTTAACGCCAGGATATAGTCAAACCTTTAGCAGGAAATTATCTGAATATGATATAGACAATTCCAAGGATGTAAAGAAAAATTTAGAGGGAAGAGAAAGTAAATTATTAGAGAATGAAAATAATGTTGGCACTAATGATATGAACAACGCTATGACTGGTGCGATATTATGGCCAATACCATTACTTGCAAATATTCCCCAAGAGACTAATAAAAGCGAGGCGGAAATGATTGCCTCGGCCAAGGATCTTAAAAGTGTTTATAAGAGGGATGTTTTTAAAAAATTAAAGCCACTTATGACGACATATATAAAAGATGGCATCAAACCATTTAGGAATGAATTAGCAAGACCATTTTTAAGAGATCCAAAAGAGCAACTTATAGACAGTGAAACTATATTAACAAAACCATTTATTGAGACAGTAGTTCGTACAAGGTTGGTATCTTGTGATGGTTCTGGTGCAGCTTGGGCTGCAGCGTCGTCTAGTGCCGCAGCAACTATGGCTGGGCCAACGGCAGCTGGTTCTGCGGCGGCATCGGCAGCAGCTATGGAGGCGGCTAGCGGTGGATCTACACAACAAAATAATGAAAATTTTTTAAACTCGCTCAAACAGTATTTAAACGAAGAAGAGCTTAATGAAATTTTTAAATCTAATATAGAATTTTTCAAAAATGGTGATCTGCTTGAAAGATTTGTTGTATATCGTTTAATAGATTCTTTAACTCAATTGGCAAAAGAATGGGTAGAAATTCAAAACATACAAGAAAGGTTGTTTTTGGAAACAAGATTTAATATTGTCATAAAAACCACTTCATCTAAACAGAGTCCCTTTGGTAAAAGAACTGAAATAACTGCTGACGCAATGATGACTGAACAATCTGATCTTGGAATTAAGCTTCAGAATTTGCGTCAGAAAGAGGTAAAACAAGAAGCTCTGTTGAGTCTTCTACCCACTGAAGATGTAGTTACAGATGATAAGAATCTTAAAATAAAAAACACACAAAATGTGGCCCTCGCAGCGTTAGTTACACCTTTTGTTTCATTGGCGAGTAATAGTTTAATTCAGACGCGAAAACAGATTTCGGAACTAAATAACGAGTTGATAAAAAAGGGGCAAGAGATAGAAACACAGCGATTGCGTACGGAGATGATGACCGGTGAGTTTACGGGATTGTCGGTTCCCGATGTTGTGATAGTTATTACGGCACTTTTTATGGTCAGTAAGAAGGATTTAATAGGGCTGCTTGATGCAAATAGTATTGCAGAAATGAGAAAAGACCCAATTTTGAATAGTGCTTTAGACAGTTTAGGAATAGGTTCGCCCGATGCTGATGTCGACACTGTAAAGACGGCCCTTGAAAACTTAGAAAAACTTGTTGACCAGTTATATACATTTTTGAACAGCGAGATATTGAAGATCAAATATAAACCATCTAGGAATAGAAAAGTTTCTCCAAGAAGAGATAAGAAACGGTGAGGACACAATGTCTTTTGATTTAAAAATAGAAAACAATGATTTGATTCTTAATCCTGATGGGACATTACAGACAGTCAGGGACAATGCTAAATTAGCACAGGATATTGTAAAGGGTGTTCTTACGCCACTTGGCTCAAATAAGTTTTTCAGGTGGTATGGGAGTACTATTAGTATTAGAACAATTGGTCAGGTAATGGATGCAACAATCACGCGTACTGAAATAGAGCGTTCTATTCAGGATATGCTGAGTAACTTGATATCTCTTCAGAGGGCGCAGGCAAGAGTCCAATATGTAAGTGCTGGAGAGCAGATAGCATCCATCCAAAGTGTTTCGGCCCTAAGAGATCAGAATGATCCAAGACAGTGGCAGATTCTAGTAAGTGTTTTGACAAGAAAGCTGACAGTTGTTGAAGAGACTTTTGGTTTGGTGATTTGAACAACGGAGTGACACCAATATGACCGTTTTCAAGAGTTTTAATAATGTTGTTCTTGAGATGTTACAGAAGTTGCAGTTAACGGAGCCAAGTCTTGATTCTAAACCTGGCACCGTTGCGCGGGATTTGTTCATTGATTTACAGGGGCAACAGGTGGCAGATGTGTATGACGCCCTGAGGGATATCTCATCGCTTCAGTCCATAATGAATGTGACTGGACAAGATCTTGTGAATTATGGAGCAAATTACGGCGTAACAAAAAACTCGGGAACAAAATCGTCAGGAACGGCCGTTTTAACTTTTAGGTCTATCGATTCGGATTTCCCGATTTCTTCGGGATCGGTAGTACGGGCACGCAATGGTATGCCCTTTTTAACTGTATCTACTCTTTCAATTTCAAAATCGCAGACAAATGCCTACAGGGCTAATGCTACTAGGCTTCGTCAGCAGCTTAATTTGGTTGGCATTACTGATGAATTTGCGGTAGAAGTGTCTGTTGAGGCTCAAAGTCCTGGCTCCATAGGTAATATTTCCGCATATTCTATAACCAGCCATAACATCCCAAATGTCAGTTCTGTCACAAATGTCGCTTCATTTTCGAGTGGAACCGATCTAGAAAATGATGCTTCCTTTCGTTCACGCATTCTAGCGGCTTTTGCTGGTACTAATGTTGGCACGGCACTTGGTTATCGTAGTATTATCTTGAGCCTCGCCGAAGCGGTAGACGCTCTAGTAATAGAGCCTGGTGACCCGCTAATGATAAGGGATGGCACTGTTGTTGCCACAGATTCAGATGGTAATTTAGTAGTATCTGAGCCTGGCACTGGTGGTAGAGTTGATATATATGTGATGGGAAATAACCCACAGTCTGGGACGGATGGATTTGTATATTATGACAAGAGTGGAAAGAATGATCCAACCGATTCGGCAAACAATTATGTTCTGGGGCAAAGCAGTCTTACGGCCTCAACCAGCCTGACGCTAAACTCAAGAAGAGTGGCTACGATGAATGGCACAGCACAAATGCCGACACAACCAATATCAGATATTGTGTCTATTAGTGGTAGTTCTTCGGGCCCAAATTTTGTTGAACAATATCTTGATGAAGTCGGTAACCTTCAAGGCAACTACAAACTTGTTAAGGATACTGGATATGCTGGTGGTAGTCCATTTGGGCTCGATAAGCTCGCCTGGACATCTGGCAAAATAAGTTTGATAGGAGAGTCTGGCACAAAAGGCGCTCTAAATGGTATTGACGGTTTGATGTTCACTGGTGTGCTTACCATTCCAGCGGTTAGTCAAGATGTACAAGTTGTTAACGAGAATTCAACAATTTCATCTTCACGCGAGTATGTCACGATGCGACACAAACCAGTTAGGACGGTTAGTCGCGTATTCAACCTAACTACTGGAGAGCGTTATGTTATCAGTGACCAAAATCCAGATGGTACAGAAAGTATTAATTATACAGGCAGGATTAAAATCAGTGGGCGAACCCTGCCCACGGCAAGTGACATACTACAGGTCGATTATACGTGGATTTTCAGTTTCGATCCACAAATTGATTATGACAATCTTGATCCACGCGACCCATTAGATGCCGTTCAAGACTCTGTAGAATGGGGTTATTCGAATTATATAAGGGATGAACTTGCTACAACTTCTCTTGATGCTTATAACAACCTATCGGTAACTACTCAATATATGGCAGACCGCATTTTGAGTGTAAATACTTTTGTTTCTGAAACAGCCCTTGTCGTACCAGCTGGTGCCTCAAGGAAAGCAGTTCAGGTGTTACACGCTGTCGATAATATTCATAAAATAACCGACATTTCAAAAAGCAACAAGGAGGTTTATAATACTGCAAGGTATGATGGTAATTTTTCACATCTTATAATAACCCTGCCGTCAGATACGGTAGCTGCTATTGGAGATACTGTATTAGTTGTATATAATCTAGAAGACATTTCTAATATTGATGGTTATAGTCCAGCAAGTGTTACAAACAATAAAATCACATTACATCCCAGCAATATTGTATTGCCAGGGACGCAAACTTTTGTAAATTATGTAATGGATTTTTTTAATATTATGTCACAAACCAACATCTCATCTATGCCAGTTTCTGGAAATGGGTTTAACTCGTTTGTGGGTGTTGATGGATATCAACCAGTACAAAACAGTTTTTCTGGCACAGCCGTTATAGAAAACAAGCGCAGATCGCCCAGCAATCTAATTTTAACCGTGTCTGGGATACCTACGGCTGGCACTATCAGGATTGTCGGAACAACTATAAATAGAATCGATGGCACATTGACCGTTTTGGCAGATAATAGCATTGATTTGTCTCCACTTATTAGGACTGCGGAAGGGTTAAGTGATACTGCAACAATACCTTCGTCAATTTATATAGCTAGGGCGATTTCAATGAGTGAGGTAACGCTGACGATAGATGAGAAAGTAAAATCCGAAGATTATCAGTTTGATCTTACAAATTATCGACTCAAAAATTCAAAATGGGACAAGGCAGATGCGATTGAAGTATCTTCACTCAGGAATACGGCAGTTGGTTTGGAACAGACTGCCGTGAACATTGCCAATCCTGTTGTTACGGGAACGCACTTGCGGGTTGTATTCTACTATGCCAAAGAAAACGATTATGAAGATATATTTTTCTCCAGAAATGGCTCAGCCATAACCAATAGAAGATTTGGTTACATATCTTCGGTAAATAGGATTTCCGGCATACAGGATTCTGGTGGTTCAATTTCAGGCAAGGCCATTATTGATTCGTTCAACCAGCCCGCTACCAATTCGGCCTATGAGACTGATTATGATTACACAGCGCCAAAAGAAAATGAAAGAATCACCATAAATTTTGAATACAACAAACTAATAACGGACTCCACTGAAGCCATAGAGGGAAAAAGACCCATAACATCAGATGTGTTGGTAAAAGCTGCTTTACAAATTAAGCTTGATGTTGATGCTAAAATTATTGTAACAACGGCATATAAAGACAGGAAAGAAACGGTTAGGCAAGATGTGGCTGATAATATCACGGCCACATTAACGGCTTCGGCATTAGGCACAACCCTGGACTCTTCTGATATTATAAATAATGCTTACAATGTGGCAGGGCTTGATAGAATAACAATTATGAGATTCAATAAGGCTAATGTAATTGGGACTAAACTAAGCATTACTGCTAGTGAGAATCAATATCTGTCCCCAGGGACGGTTACTGTAGAGGTAGAGGAGCGATGACCAACATACGCATCACCAAACTGCTCGTAAGAAGCAGTATTCAGGTAGATGTACATTTTACATCTAACCTTGACACAAGAGTTGGTTTGGACAATGTGGCCATTAAAGGTGCTGGTGGTGGGATATCAGATCTAAATGTGATATCTGCTACCGTTTTGGGTAATGTTTTGTCAGTGGGCGTCCGCCCAATGATCCCAATGGGGTACTATGAATTCATTTTATCATCAACATCTCAACAGCAGGTGCGTGGTGCTAAGGGTGAGACCTTTATAGAAGATGGGTTTACAAATCATGTGTTCTTTATGGGTGTCCAAGAAAGCAATGATATTCGTGATGCGATATTAGATGGGTTGCCCAAAATCTATAATACAGACGCAAATACATTGATTTTTAAAGCTATTGATGCTGGGGCGAAAGAGATACTGGATGTGGTGCACGATGCTGGGGAAGTGAAAAGTGCAAATTATGTTTCCATAGAGATTGCCGACGAACAAATTACTCGTGGTGCGGGGCCATATGATAGGTTCTCGCATGAGGGTGCGTTTCAAATATTGCGTGTAGGCTCTGATGCAACGGGAGCCACGGAGAAGGGAAGAATTTCTTTTGATAGCTTTCCTGCTGATCCAGTAAGCCTACAGCAGATATTTGTGAACGAAGAGGTAGTTTCAAATCTATCCGGATCGCCTAATAGTTTCGTTGGGCTTCTCATCAACCTTACAAACAAGCCAGTCATTATGGTTACTTCTATTGTCCTGATAAGAGATTCGATAGAATATGAATATGATCTCGAACAATACAAATATGGCATTAAAGAAAATAAATATGATTCCGAGAATTCATATCTGGCTCTTGATTTAAATGATGGTCAAATAAGACTGAATGACGCGGCTGTTCCTGGTTTCCCATATCCACAGGGAAACGACGAAATAGTGGTGAGCTATTATTACAAACGAGTTGGGCGAAATGTGTCTTCAACTTCTGTCAAAATCTTTTCTGCCTTAGATGCCATTAGAGAATCTGTCCCAGCGGTGGCAACATTGTTTTATTTGGCACACGCACCTGTCATAAATAGCTATGGCAATGTGCCGACTACCAATGGAGTTGTATGGCTTGATCCAAATATGAATTTTGACCCAACATCTAAGCATCCTGCCTTTTTGTTTGAGTTGGCATATAATCAATCTAATCTTCCAAAAGCTCCTGGTGAGTTTTCTGTTAACTACAATACAGGACAGGTCTTTGTCTTTGGAGTAGATGGTAGTGGTACAGATGGCACTACGGTTATTCCACCGGTCGCTACATATAAGTTCGAAAAGACCTATCAAGATGGGCTCGATTATGTGTTTTCTACAGATTTGAATGAAATCGCCTCTATGCCAGACAGGGATTTGCGATACAGCTCTGCGACTGTCAGTTTTGACTATGAAGATGACTTTGCAGAAGGAACTGATTTCCTATTTGCCTCTCATATTGAAGTGGCTAGCGAACGGGTGAATAACAGACTGATTGAAAATATTGGCGTGAAATCGTTATATAGTCCGGTTAGAGAAGTGTTCAGGATCTTTAATGAAACGACTGGAGAAATCTACACTCCTACCAGGACATATGGAAATGAAATATATTTCTCGGGCACAAATCTTCCAGTCATACTTAACTCTACACGCGAGTCCGCTGAGTTTGAACAAATTATCCAATCACAGCTGATAGTAACAGATGACACGACAGCTTTAGCTGGACGCCTATTTGTTGTAAAGCTTTCTGACTATAACATAATTGCTGGAACTGGTGATTTTGTCGGAGCGAGTTTCAACAGTTCATTACACTTTTCAGATGATACTGTGTTTGTGCGTGAAATATATTATGACCTTTTGGATACATTAAGTGACAATCTAATCCGCCTGCAAAGCATTGGCGATTATATGGTAGATTATGTATATGGCATCGCATATGTGATAGTTTCTATAACAGAAAGTTTGTCTGTTGGCGATGCCTCATATCGTCGCGGGAGGATTAAAACTAGACATAAGCATATAACGAGAGCATCTGATGTTTATAGGAGTGCTTCCCCGACTGCACTCAATGCTAGAACATTCGTAGTCAGTCATATATACGATGATACTATTGAGCTTTTAGGTCAAAGCTCTGCAACGCCAGCAGATGCTTATGGTTATTTGGAACAAGTTGGTGAAAGGTTTGTTGGAAGCAATGCAATTATTGTTGAAAATACATCTATAGGAAATACGATTACGGTAAGTCAGGATATCTTTCGCTTAAGACACATTTTCCAAGTGTCTGATTTGCACACCACTTACGAACCTATCGATTTTATGGAAGGTGCAACTATTTTTTCATCTTCTCCGAATATTGTGATATTAGGCGCGTCTGGCGTTATGATAAGAGATGATAGCAGTGGGCTTGCTGTACAAGCTGCTGGGACAAGGAGATTCATAATAGCTGAACGCTTAGCATATATGGCATTGATGGGTCTGGCAGAACTAAAATCCGCCCTAAGTGTACAGGATCTTTCAAGTGGAGAGAACTACTACTCACAGGGCGCAGATGGATATGTAGATGTCATTACCAATAGAATATATCTGCCATCTACAACTTCGGCTATCATTGGGACTGTTGTTGTAGCGAACTACCGTGCCGCTTTAAGAGGTGGCGCGGCTGTATTGGTCGATTATACACCAGGAAACATATTTGTTGATTATTCCTATTCAAGAGACGAAATCCTTATCAGTTATGAGTATGGCGATAATGTTCTAGATTGGGGTATTTCCAATACTCTTTTTGAGGGTGATACATACTATGTGTCATATCGTTATGGTGCATTGAGAAACGCACTTCGTGATAACTTTGGCGTCTTGACGAGCATAGAAGAACTTTCCACCATACCTGACAATCTTGACAGGGAAACATATAGACACGCTGTTGCTGGTGCTCTACAATCATTTATAAAGGGGCCCACGATTCCGTCGATTAAAAAATTGGTTGAATCTATAACACAAATCAATCCAAACATTATAGAATCGGCATTCCTGGAATGGGTGCTTGGCAGGGACTATTTACACCTTCTACCTATGAAGTTAAATGCGAACATCACAGAAGAGCTTCCGACATTCCTGCCAGGAAAATTTGGTGATGGGCTGTTTCTGGACAAAGACGGTCAGACAGCCTCGATTCCAGCCAATTCCAATTTAAGAATGGCCGAAGGAACCTGGGAAGCTTTTGTGGTTCCATATTGGGATGGGATAGATAATGATGCTGAGTTGGCATTCGATGTGTTTTTTGATGGTGTCAGAGATGTAAATAGAGTATTTATTGGCTCCTCAAATATACATCCAGAAAGCATTCCATTTACTCTTGGAAAAGACGATTTGGGTGTGCTTGGAAGGCCTAGCCTGTTACACGATGAGACTGGTTATTTTGTTTGGTATGATACGACTGCAAAGAAGTGGCGACTGCGTACAAGGGCGCTTGTAGGTGATAGCAGACTCTTTACGGGCAGGATAACCACCACTGGAGAATTCTATAATGTCAAAGTGGCCACCACAGCCGATGGCTATGATGGTTATGATTCGCAGATTATAAACGAAGATAATGACAGGTTGTGGTCAACTGATGAATCAGTGAGATTTTCATTCGTGGTTGATGCATATGATGTTTTGAATATCAGCTTTGATGCATACGATGTTGAAACAGGTGATTTTTATGGATTTGATGGAATCGATTTCACATCTGACAATATCCATTATTTATTTGATACTGGTGCTGACCGTAATTACGACCGTATGTCGTTATACAAAGATGGAAAGGGGTTCCTAAAATTTAGAGCTTATGATAGTAATAGGCGCGTCAAAATATTAAGTGCTAATATCCACGATGTACTCGCCGAATCTGTCGGCAGAAATTGGAAGCGCCAAGAAACTCATCATGTGGCCGTTTCGTGGAAAATTGGTACTGTTGAAATGCTTGATGAGATGCACCTGTTTATTGATGGACAAGAAATTGAGAATACATATAGATTTTCTGGGTATTTGAACCCACTCGTTAACGCTAAATATATGGACGGTGCAAGGGAGATTCTCGACACCTATGCAATAGTTCCAACTATCGGTGGTTTTGACCTAGTAACAACTGTGGGCAGCAATGTCGTAACATCAGCCTCGGCACAGTTTGTCGTTAGTGGCATTCAGACTGATTTTAGGTTTGTAATCTTAGACGATACACCAGATGGCATCGCTACGAGGACATCACCATATGTTTATGTAAAAAGTGTGATCGATAATCATACCCTTCATTTAAAAACAGGCCTTGGTGTAGATTACAGTGTTATTTCTGGTCTGACGCGTGTAAAATACTCGATAAATCCACTTACATTGAAAACCGTGACAGATCCGCTGGTGGAAAAAATTAGGGTATTTAAAGAAAACACAGTCGAAACGGAACTCAACTCGCCTAGCAGTTTGGTTCCAGATTATAACTATAACAAAGATGGTTATCAGAGTTATGTTGAAATTTACAACGGCGTGGAAATCGGTGATGCCATAATACTCAAGACCTATGGCCTAGTTGTTTCGCGCTCCATACAACTAGCATATATATGGCCCGATCTCAAAACTAATATATTGGATACGATTACTCCAACTCCAATTTCAGTAGCTGATATAAACATCACCAACCTTATAACCCGCAAAGTGGCTTTGGAAATTGGATTTTTTGCGCTTGTGGCGACTAATGTGGGTGGACATTTAATTTCTTCACTATCGGCAAGTCTTGACTATTGTCAGCCGTCTAATACGGTGACTGGCAGAAGACTTGCGGCCATCATATCTGGCGACAACTTTGATTTTACTGGTATCAACAAAGTCTATTTTATGGGCGATACTACCGACGGATATGATATGGAGGTTTTGGATTTTATAGATACTGGTAGGCAGGTTACCACTAAATATTTTACATCCATAGTGGACATATTTGCTGTTTTTACGCCAACCGATGTATTGAAGAAGATTGGTCTTATTGAGATCAGAGAAGCTCTGCCAATAAATATGCAAGATAATGGCGGTGAATATGCTGAAGTGCATTTGTCAGTCCAAGATCAAAACGGATCGGACGGCTATGCTGCTATTGGCACTAGGCGTTTCACCGACACAACAGCAAGATTTGGTAGCGAAGATATCGGGAAATACCTGAATATTACATTTCCATCGGCAATTGCTGGCACATATTCTATTGTTGATGTGCCACTTGATCCTTCAGGCGTGGTAAAGGATTCTGACACTGTGATTCTCGGAAGTGCTTGGGGAGTAAATTGTTTAAATGCTGTTTGGCGTGTAATAAACACATCGTATGGGGATAGTGGCTTTGCTAATGGGTTAATAACATTAGAAATAGTTGGAAGCGGTGGTCTACCATTCCTCCTAAGAAGCTGTTGGTATGAAATAGATTTTCCAACATATGTTACTATTCCGTGGGATCGTATGCCTGATAGTTTGTATGTCGGATCTGATATGTTCGGAACACATCCTACAAATGCCGTTGTTGATGAAATGAGAATTCTTGATGAAATGTCTACTGATACTAGGCGCGGTGAATCTACAGCAAGTTCTGGTAGGTCAATTACAACTGATGCTAGAGTTGTTAAAGAATATAGTAAAACCACTCAAACGCTCGGTCTGTTTCACTTCAATAACAATGTAATAAATAGTGCTGACTTTATATCTGGTTTTTCAGGATCATATAGGCAGAGCGAAAACAGCGTTAATGCGAATTTTGAACAATCCGCCGTTTTTAACTCGAAGAACGCTATGATTGTAGATAATAAATCAATTTTCGGAAACAATAGCGGAACCATAGAGTTTTGGGTGAGTCCAATTCTCGACACATATAATGACCCGACACCCAGATATTACATTGACCTATCTTCGGAACAGGTTATGGAAATACAAGCCGCCAGCGGAACTTTTGGTATTGTTTCTCCAATGACAATCATCCTGCCTATGCAGGTAAGATCAGTTAGTTCCGTTGTGTTAACTTATGGTAACCAAGAAACCAACTATTTTAATGGCGGTGAACTTGCAATAGACCGACAAACTGTAAGGCTTGGCTTGCCACTGCCAACTGGCACGCAAAGCGTAATGGTTAGCTACACCCCGCTTGCCAGCCAGGGAGATAGGTTTAGCATATTGAAAGATGAAAACGGCTTTCTGGTGTTAGCTGTCAGTGCTTCTGAAGTTGACTTCCAAATTAGTGTGCCTGCCTATTGGAAGAAAAACACTTGGCATCGGGTATTTGCTGGATGGGATTTAAACAATACAGATAATCAAGACAGGCTGATATTGGTTGTGGACGGTGTAGAAGGTGGTGCTATAAGATATGGCACTGGTTTTAAATATGGTACTGGTTTTAGATATGGTATGTCAACAGTCTGGGGCTCTGCTAGAGCTGGAACTGTGGCGGCAAGGAATATTCTGACTGATATCAACCTAACAGATATTTTCAATCAGATTTATATCGGTGCCGATTTCACCGAACAATTTACTGCAATGGCTAGGATGGATAATATTAGATTTTCTAGTGAGCTAAGGAGAATAACCTACCTCGGTGGTTCTGGCCCAGGGCAGTTATTAGCTAGGGATCTTCTTTATACTAACAATGTTAACACGGCACAGCCCGTTGTAAGTGATGCCCTGACAAGACTTCTATTGGATTTCAACACACCACATACTGAAGTGGAGTACTTGGCGACAATTAGGGACAATGCAACAGGAATTTTCGATTTCTATGTGGAGATAATTGATGTCTTTGATCTTGCAGATACCGATTTGATAAAATCTATGATAAAGAGTTTGATAAATAGAATCAAGCCCGCTCATACTAGAGCTTTCACAAGTTTTGTGAAATGATATTCGCAATCCAATGGAGGATTGAGTTATGACGATTCAAAAACTTTCTGTAAATTTAGGAAAAGTGAACTGGTGGGACGGTCAGCAGGTTACCCGCGATGAAATGCGTGATGAGCAGGACAGAAATGTCGGTATAGATGCTGCCAATGTCGCTAACTTCTTCGGAAGTGGGATTGTTGAGTGGTCTGCCGTATCGAGCGTGATTTTCGATAGCAGCTCACTCAATGCAAATCAGCAAACACTTCTTGATGGCTATAGCTTCGACGGCCAGAATATTTATGTCGGTACGCCACTTGTCGCTGTGTCCGACCAAGTGAATGGCGTACAGCTTGAGGTAACATTATCTAATGTTAGGCTCACTGGAGCTGCCACCACTGAAGTGTGTATTATAGGTGATCAATTTGGCGACGATCTCATTCACGATGATCTGACTTTTATGGAAAATGGAACACAGATAACTCGTGGAAGATATAAGCATATTAGGGCAATCCTTTTCAATAATTTTGCTGGCAATATGCATGGTAGTGAAAAATACGCTCTGAATGATGCTTATGGGTGGGTTGGAAGGTGTGTGGTCAGGGAGTCTAGAGCAATGGAAGTCTCTTATGACCACATTATGGCCTCTCAAACTGCCCAACCCAACAAATTTTTTGAGGCTTTTCATCCTGCTGGTACATATGATACAATCAGCTCTATGCTTCAGACAGCTATTGGGGCTGATAAGTCCGTTGCCGATATGGACATTGGGTTAGATTCATTCGCCAAGAGAGAAATAGCTCCCAGTGATGTGACAACCAGAATAGGTCAGAAATTCTTGGCAACTGGAACTAACATTCAGAAAATCTCGACGCTTTTGTCGGTAAAGTATGCTCCCTTTCCTGATGGGTATGATTGGGCTGGATCGATTGTCCTCACTCTTCACGCTCTGCAAACCGATGTAAGTTGTCCGGTAGCACCAATTCCAGACAATACTGTAGACTTTGATCCCGATCCCTCAATTGTAGCACAACTAACGCTTGATAAAGCAGCAATGGAATTGCAAGGAATTGTGCTGGGTGGTATACCACAGGTTGTGGATTTTGTGTTCACTGGAAATAAAATTGCAGATCCAGTAAGATCCCCAATTGAACTTGGCAGATATTATGTCTTTACCATTGGTAGGTCGGGGGATGCTATTCTGGGCACAATTCAAATTGAAGAAGCTCCCCACAGGGCCACAAATGGATATATGACCGTATTTAATGGGACGCAATGGGTAAATGTAAAAGAAAGTGATATGTGGTTCAGTGTGGAGGGCGATTATGTAAAAGCGGCTGACGGCATAGCTTACCAGGATGGCATCGGTATTGAAATTCCCAGAGTGGCAAAAGATGCCACAAACGCTGAGGTTCCATATGTAGAAGGGCTTCTGCCATTTTACACCTCTACCAGAGATGCATACAACTATGTATTACTTGAGCGCGAAGATGAATTTTCTGATCCCGAGCAAGACCAAAGAACAGGAAACAATGTTTATTCCAGGGTGACAGCGGTTCCATCGATTTCTCTAATTAACAGAAGTAGTTTAAATACGCTTCTCATCTCTGACCCAGCACCAATCTTACTGGCCAACGCTAGGGATCAAAATCCAAGAGGTAATCCCGCGACTATTGTGGGCACAACAACCTTGCCAGGTTTAACTGCTGACAATACCTTCGATATACTTTTGCCCGACGCGGATATTTTGAATAATAATCTTGTAAGATCAATACTTTATCCTGATTCGGTTGTTTGTAGTGAGAGTTATAGGATCACTTCGGTTACCTATGTCGAAGACGCTTATGGTGATGTTAATGGTGATGGCGTCATTGATGCTGATGATTTGGCGATGATTAATGATTGGCTAGTTCATTGGACTGGTTATGTGCCACTTAGTTTAAGTGATGGTTATGTTCAGCAACTCATTATAGATGGCTATCTCGGTGTGTTAGAATTCCTACGCGCTGATGTTGATGGTGATGGTTTCGTGGGCCCCACTGACGCAGCTTTGATAAATGACTATATTAACAAAGACATCGTGGCGTTCCCCGCTGGTTCATATTTCACTAGAGCGCATCTAACTGTAGAAAGTATTCTTGACCCTCTAACTACCTCTGTGGATATTCCAGGTGAAAATGCACATTTTGAACTAGTGCCGTTTGTAAATATACCTTGGAAGATATCATATTTTGCAACTTGGATTCCAGACCTGATTATCATTGAAGACTTGCGGCGAGATATGCCAACCACCTTTACGATTCCAGTATCTGATGATCATCCGGGTGGTAGTAACGACTTTTATGTGCCTGAAAACTTGCTGATAGAAGATCTCATCCTTAACCCCGATGGTACGCCCTATTCCATAGATTTTGAATTCGCCCAGCTTTCTCTTGAAATACCACTGACGGATTCATATGGTAATCTTGTATTTGTTGATGGATATGTTGGTATATTGCTGTTCGATACTTTTGTGGCCGAGTCACTTGCTGGCAAAACGTCCAAAGGATTCGATGCTTTAAAGTATAGTGATGGCACCTATGTTCAGTTGGGAGATTTCAATACTGGCAAGGTAAGGATTAGTGCGTCAATCCAATCGCTAGTTAATGAGCACAAGGTACCATTCTTTGGCAAGATTGATGATATTCTTGGATTATACTACGATTCATCTACTTCTCTGCTTGTTCTGTATGTCGATTATACACTGGATGCTAGAACTGATCTGAACATTTTGAGGTCATTGAGCACAAAACTGCTAATATCGGTGTATCTAAAAAAGGCGGGATTTGCAAACCCAGACCAGTTCATCCCAGAAGGAACTATGCGTAACTTATTGGGATTGTAACGGAGGCATATTATGGCAACGGCCGCAATTAGTATAAATGGGAGCCTAGGAAGTAAAGACCACCTCCCGCTTGGGGTTCAGGTGACCCTAGAAAGCGCCGAAAATAGTGGAGTAACACTATGGAAATGGGAATTCATATCTCTGCCCGAAAGGGAAGATGATCATTCTCATGCAGTTATTGATAATCCAAATGCCTCTATCTGTCACTTTACTCCTGATGCTATCGGCTCTTATCTCATCCAACTTACTGTAAATGGTCGAATCAAGGCTAGAGCAATTGCGGCCGTTAATACACCAAATTTTGATTTACGCCTGCCCGCCGTACAGGAAACCGATGAATTTGCAGATGGTGGTTGGGCCGAAACCATTAATTATGACTTACTTCTTCTAGACGATGGGTGTAGCTGTCCCGATTGTGCTAGTTCGTGTTCTGACACTTGCGCCGATACTTGTACTGGCGACTGTACTGGCGATTGTACTGGTGGATGCAGTGCCAGCTGTACAGGCGGATGTACTAGTTGTACGGGCGATTGTACTGGTACTTGTACTGGCGGATGTAGTGCTAGCTGTTATACTACTTGTGTTGGTTCTTGTACAGTTGCCTGTGGTGGTAACTGTACGGGCGATTGTACTGGCACTTGCATTGCCGTTTGCGCTAGTGATTGCATTGGAACTTGCGTTGGTGGGTGTGCTAGCTGTACTGGCTCTTGTATTGGCGACTGCACTGGAGGTTGTTTTGGTTGTACTGGTTCCTGTGTTGGGGTATGTGCCGATGACTGCACTGGGGGTTGTACTGGTGATTGTACTGGTGGTTGTACTACAGCCTGCGCTGATGGTTGCGGTACTAATTGTGTAGCTGCTTGTCAAAATGATTGTGTTCATTCGTGTACTACCACTTGCTATGACACTTGTACTGACTCTTGCATTCTTGGTTGTAGAAATACTTGTCTTGATGTTTGTCGGGATGATTGTACAGGAGCGTGCACTACTTCTTGTCTTAGTAGTTGTGTTGGTCAGGGTCGAGGGGGGTGTGGAATAACCTGCCAGAGCGAATGTGGTGGTAATTGTGTGGCTGCCTGTCAAAATGATTGTGTTCATTCATGTACTACCACTTGCTATGACACTTGTACTGATTCTTGTATTCTTGGTTGTAGAAATACTTGTCTTGATGTTTGTCGGGATGATTGTACAGGAGCGTGCACTACTTCTTGTCTTAGTAGTTGTGTTGGTCAGGGCCGGGGGGGTTGTGGAGGAACTTGTCAAAGTACTTGCCACGGTTTTTGCACTGATGCTTGTACTGCTACCTGCACACTTGACTGTACGGGCGCCTGTTCTACCACTTGTTTTTGGACCTGTGATACCTCGTGTAACACTAATTGTATAGGCTATTGTACTGGTGGTTGCACTGATGCCTGCACTGGCACTTGCACACTTGACTGTACGGGTTCTTGTTCTGATACATGTGATCAAACCTGTGACACTTCATGTAATACCAACTGTGTAGGTTATTGTACTGTTACTTGTACTGATGCTTGCACTGGCACCTGTACACTTGACTGTACGGGCTCTTGTTCTGACACATGTGACCAAACTTGTGACACTTCGTGTAACACTAACTGTGTGGGTTATTGTGTTGGTTGCACTGACGCTTGTACTGCTACCTGCACACTCGATTGCACGGGTTCTTGTTCTGACACATGTGACCAAACTTGTGACACTTCGTGTAACACCAACTGTGTAGGTTATTGTGTTGGTGACTGCACCGATGCTTGTACTGGCACCTGCACACTTGATTGCACGGGTTCTTGTTCTGATACATGTGATCAAACCTGTGACACTTCGTGTAACACCAACTGTGTGGGTTATTGCATTACTACTTGCAGTGGTAGTTGCGAAGGCAGTTGTACTAGTTGTACCAGTTGTACTGGTGGTTGTATTGGTACTTGCGGGGGCACTTGTATTGGTGGTTGCACTGGTAGTTGTGATGTTAGTTGTTGGCTTACTTGTTTAGGCACTTGTTCAGTTGTGTGTGCTGATAGTTGTTCTGGTGGTTGTGGTGGTAGTTGCACTGGTAGTTGCGTTGGTAGTTGTACTGGCGAGTGTTTTGGCAGTTGTACTGATGCCTGTACTGGCTGTACCAGTTGCACTGGCACTTGTGTGGCCGCTTGTATGGACGATTGTGTTCATTCTTGCCTTACTACTTGTTATGACACTTGCACTGGTTTTTGTACTGGTGGCTGTAGGGGCAATTGTATTGCCACTTGTGCTGATGATTGTGTTGGCACTTGTACAGGCACATCTACACGATAATTGTTTTTGAAAATATTTAAACTAGCATTTTTTTGCAGTAATATGCCAATAATTGTTTATTGGAAAGTAGTATCTAACAAAAGGAGGACGTTATGACGGAAAGTTTAAAGTGTGGTAAAGTGACAGAAGAAGAGAAGGATCAAATTAGGAAGTTGTACACACGCAAAATCGCTCTCACCGAATTATTCTCAACACTCAGCAAATGTAATCTTGAAACTTGTATGGGATTCTATGACAAAGTGGTTATGGATTATGGCGAAACTACTGCCTCGTTTCAGGCGTGGTGGGAAGAAGCTGCTCAAAGATATGGCTGGCCCAGCAGAGAAGGTGGTTCCTGGAAGGTCGATTTTGAGACTCATGAAGTCTATCTTGTGTGGTAATGACAAACGTATTCGATAAAAAAAATATTACCCTTGTTTTAACCGAAGAGTGTAATTTTCGGTGTAAGTATTGCTATATGGTCAAAAAGAATAATAAAAATATACTATCTTTTGATGTGGCGAAAAAAACGATAGATTATCTATTTGAAAATCGTGATCTGTTTCCAGAGCCTGAATCTTCTTGGGATTTTATTGGTGGTGAGCCACTATTAGAAGTAGAATTGATTGACCAAATTATAAAATACATAAAACTAAGATCATATCAACTAAACCACCCCTGGTTTGAAAGTTCGTGGTTCAGTATGTCTTCAAACGGCTCGCTTTTTGGTGCTCACAATGTACAGGAGTTGTTAAGAAAACACGGAAGGCGCCTGGAAATTGGTATGACGATTGATGGCCCAGAACATATACATGATATGGAAAGAGTTTTTGTAGACGGCAGAGGCACTCACAGTAGTGTTGTCAAAAATGTGCCGTTATGGTTAAAGCAATTTTCGAACAATAATAGCTCAACCAAAGTAACAATCTCACGCAATAATCTTCCATATCTGGCTGAATCAGTGCTTTATTTGTTTTCTATTGGTATAGCTCAAGTGAATGCTAATGTTGTTTTTGAAAACGTTTGGGAATCTGGGGATGATGATCTTCTAGAACAGCAGTTAAATAAGTTGGGCGACACTATGTTGGAAACGGGGTTGTGGAAAACACATTCCTGTTCGTTTTTTAATGATTTTATTGGCAAGCCTCTATCAAAAGAGAATGACCAAAATTGGTGTGGTAGCGGACACGCTATGGTTGCCGTTGACGCTGTTGGAAATTTCTATCCGTGTGTAAGATTTTTGGAATTTTCTCTTGCGAAAAAGCCTGCGATTATGATGGGTAACATATATGATGGATTCGATACTAAGGTGCGAGATCGTTTCGTTAGTATAAAACGCTCATCAATTAGCCCCCAAGAGTGTATGGAATGTGAAGTAGCTTCTGGATGTGCGTGGTGTCCAGGCTTTAATTATGACAACGATGAAGAACAGGCTGCTGATGGTATTGGCAAAAGAGCTATTCATATTTGTAAAATGCATAAAGCTAGGGTGCGTGCTAATAATAGGTATCAAGAGAAGTTAAAAGAAATCAAGGATTTAGAAGGGCCCAGTGTTATGGGTTGTAAAGATGGAAAGTGTGAATCTGCTAAAACAACTGGGAAAGTTGTTGGCAAGGCCACTAAGGAAGAAACTAGTCAAATTAAACAATTATTTCTTAGGCGCGAAGCACTCGCTGATCTGTTTTTATTGCTACCCGAAATGGATACGCCAGATGGTACATATGAACAAATTATAGAGGATACTGGCAAAACAATGCAAGCATATAATGACTGGTGGGACATAATGTCTGAAAAATATAAATGGGAGAGTGGTGGTAGTTGGCAGATTAATTTTGAATCTGGCTCTGTTTCTGTGATATAAGCATATCAGTGTGTTATCTTAAAAGAGAAAGGGTCTTGCGATCCTTTCTCTTTTTTTTATCAGAAAGATACAGAAAATCTGCCAAAAAACTATCAATATCTTCACATCTTCTGAGAAACCCATCATCAAAATTTGGAGAGGTTGAGTGGGTATTTACTAACAAGTTTATTATCACGAATGGAGTCCAAAATGAATGAAGAATCGCGTAAGTGTGCAGATCGCAAGCAGATTAATATCCGCCTCGAGCCCGAACTATATGAATTTATTGTAAAATATTCTAAAGATAATTACAAAACTGTAACAGGTATACTCAGAGAATTGATCGCTAAACTATATAAGGAAAGTAAGGTACCTGTTACCGTAAAAAACAAAGACAGCGAGTAATTAAAGATGAAGATAAGATTCCATACAATGTTGGGTGTATTGCATTCGTGGTCGATCGTTAGTCAGCAGTTAGCCCGCGCGATGAAAAGACTTGGTGGACACGATATCTTTATGCGTTCCACCAACAATCTCGAACACTTTCCAGAAGACCTAAAACCTCTTTTACTGCCTGGATATCATGGTATGTTCGAGGAAGGGAAAAATGCCGATTTCCTAACCCCATCAGGCGATTTCATTTCTGTAGACCCCAAACACAGAATTCCAAACATTGAGGACACGAACAGGCCGTATGACCTAGAGTTCGCCTATACGGTTCCGCTTCAGTATCCTAGACGATTTCATCCAGAATCGCGTTGCCGCGTGGCTATCTGGAATTACGAATCAAGCATCCTGCCACCTGGGTGGCATCTTTACCCTCGTGCTATTGATTACCTGCTTCCGTCTAGTCAGTACTCTTATGATATATTTGCAAACAATGGCGTGCCCAAAGACAAGATGTTGGTGGTTCCGCACGGCGTGGACACTGACATTTTCAATCCAAACATTCCGCCTTTCAAGCTAAAAACCGAGAAGAAGGTTAAGTTCTTATTTAACGCTATACCCCATGCTAGGAAATTACATGAAAGGGTCTTCAAAGCTTATTGCGATGCGTTTACAGGCGACGATGATGTTTGTCTGGTGTTGAAAACCAAATTTCTGGTGCCGAAAGATCCCGTTCGTAAGCCGTTCGAAGTTAATGTCGAAGAGATGTTGAAAAAGGAACTAGGCAAAAGGAGAAATCCTCCAGAGATTGAAATCATCAATGATATATTCATAGAGGACATTGGTTCGCTGTATACTGCTTGTGATTGCGTGGTGAGTATGAGTTCTTGCGAAGGATTTTGTTTGCTTCCAGATATTGAAGTGGATACTGCTGAGGGCCCAAAACCAATTAGTACGGTTAAGGCCAAATGTGATGATGTATATTCGCATTCTGGGCGCCTACAGACGGTTTGTGACACTACCAGTAGGGATTATGACGGAGAAGTGATAGCAATTCGTCGTCTCGGTGACGATGCTGAGTTTGTTGCTACGCCAGAACACCCTCATGCGGTTGTTCCCAAAATGGGTCGTAAGTTCAAATACTTGAGGAAAGCTGTTGGGGCTGGTGAACAACCAGTGTGGAAACCCATTAGTCAGATTGAAATCGGTGATCTTGCAGTCATACCAAAACCACGTCTTTCGGACTTTCCTTCCGTCAGTTCGATTTATGTTTCAGATTATGTGTCAAATTTGGTGACTGACGGTAATCTGGTATGGTTCCCACACAGCTTTCGGCATATGCCTGGAAAGCCGTCTTTACATGATGTAGCCCACGATGTTGGATGTTCGTTCCAGCATGTGTCTTTTGTCTTAAACGGGCGGGCAGCCAAAAATGATTTGACCGGGCGTGTCTGTGCGGCAGCTAAACGCATAGGATATGAAACGCCCCCACATGTGTCTATACCAAATAAGATTAGTTTGACTCCAGAATTTGGAATGTTTTGTGGTATGTATCTGGCTGAAGGATATGTAACAGCCAGCGGTAATGCTGTATCTTTTTCCTCGCACTCTAACGAATCTTTTGGACGATCTGCCATTATAGAGATCGCAAAAAACCTCTGCCTACCGGTTTCAGAAAACATTGATGGTTTTCGTGGCACTGTTACAATCTCCAATAAAATTATAGCTCACTTACTTGGTAATATTTTTGGACGAGGAGCTTATAACAAATCTATCCCGATGTGGATGTGGAATTCATCAATAATTAGTCACATCATTCGTGGTTTCTTTTATGGAGACGGTTCTTGCTCTGGTGATAGATATAGTTTTTCGACATCATCTAGTAAGCTTGCTAGAAGCATTTGTAGCATTTTGGCGACGCATAATATTTTGTGCCATATGAGGCGAGATCGCAGACGCGAGGGAATCAATTATATATTAGATGTAGCCGCACAGCATAATCAGCGATTTTTTCATTACATACAACCAACGAAATATTCGCAACTCATCAACATACCAAATGGGTATAAAAATACTGCCGTTATAGAAAATGAACATTTCTTTTTCGTGCCCATTAGGTCAATTAGGAAATTCAATTATTGTGGCAAAGTATATAATCTACATATTGATGAGGATCATAGCTTCACCTGTGGTGGTATGGCCACCCACAACTGTCTGCCATTATTAGAAGCAATGGCGTGTGAAAAACTAGTAATAGCTCCCCGGCATGGTGGCCAATTGGAATTCCTTAATGACGGCAATTCTCTATTGGTAGACACCAAAGAGATGCTAGCCCCGCCGACCCATCAATACTGGCAGGCAAATCCCAAAGCGATCGTGGGCGATCCTGATGTCAGACATTGCGCCGAACTAATGAGGCGAGTTTATGACAACCTTGATGCCGAAAAAGTGAGGGTAAGAGATTCTGCTAAGAGTGTAGTTGAAAAGCTTTCCTGGGAAAATGCAGCGAAGATGATTTTAGAGCTTCCGATTCCGCAGTCCAGTGCTCGCTTTTCTCAAAAAAGACGCAAGGTTCTATACATCATGCCGTATGATATGGTTGGTGGTGGAGAGGTTTGGATCAAAGAGAGTATTAAGCGACTTGATAGGCAGATTTACGAGCCACATATAGCATTGGTATCTGGCGCAGGATTGGGCCTTAAACAGCTCCTGGAGGGCCTAGACGCC